GGGGACTTTCCCCTTTTCTTCACCCCCCCCCCCTACCTCCCCTTTACCTCCCTTTACCTATTTAGCCCCAAATTTCGGGCATGGCATCCCTGAACTTTTTTCTATTGAAGGTAGGATAATTCTCCGCCAGATTATCCTCAATACTTTGTGCTAAGAGCTTTAGAGTCTGCTGCTTACTCAGTTTGGTACCCGTTTTATCAGGGGGGATACTGTTACATTTCCTCCCAGTACTATTCAAGCTAGCTGCAATCACTTTGAAATCCTTCTTACTCATTCCCATAACTTCCTCCTCATCAATAAGTTAGACCTTCTGTCCCGACGCCTCAACATCTGTCTCGACGCCTTATGATTCCGGTTATATAATTGGGGGTAAAAAGAAAAAAAAATTATAGTAGGAACAAAAAAAAAGTAGGGTACGGGAGAAATCCCATACCCTACTTACTCATTCTGCGGCGAAAAACCCAGTTAACTTATCCCAAACAAATATCACCAAGGCTACAATAAAGCCAATTCCCACAGCAATATTGACTAATATAGCCTCTAATAGTTTGAGAACAACCGGGGTGGAGTCTTTATACTGCCCACTCATCCTGCAGCCTCCTCCACTGGCCTTTCCTTCCCTACAACCTCCATCACCTGATCGTAAATCAGCAGGGCCATAACCGAGGCATTCTTAACGGCCGTCAATAACTTAACCCCACGGGCTAAGGGTACATCCTCATCCCCTAGGGTATTGGCGACACTTTCAAGGATGCTGGCCACCAGTTTAGCCTTAACCTCATCGAGGTTCGTGGTACGGGCCACCATCCCAATGGCGATTGACTTGAAAACTGCCGTTGCCTCAGGGCCTCTCATGTCGATTTTCCCACCCTTAGCATGGGAGTATAACCCCACTGCCCCCAGTAAGGCTGCTTCTGCGGCAGCCTCTGCCACCTCATTCCTTTTTGCTTCTTTCCCCACTCTTACCTCCTTTCAACGGTTACGTTTACCTCAGCGTGTACAAGTAGGGTCGGGTGCTGCGGTCAATAAGCAAACCGCGTTTATGTCTGTTCAGAGAAGAGGTAACTGTGCTACGGGTGACTCCCATTGCCTGTGCTATCCCATCTGCTGACCATTTACCAGCATGGGAGTCCAGAAACATCCTGATCTGCTCCCAGCGTTTCCCCTTCCCAAGGCGGCTCCCTCTCCTCTTCGACCTTAGCGGCTTCATCCCCTCCTCCTTCTGAGGACTCAGTGTGAAGAGCACCTTGTACAGTTTATCAAGGTGATCCTTTAACTCCTCCACCTCCCTCTCCATCGTCTCCAGTTTAGCTTCCCCGAGTTCAATCACTGAACACAAGGCAGCGTCCATACCATCATCCAACTTCGATCCCACGTTTATTCCTCCTATTACTCTATTAAATCGTTAACAATCTCCCACAGCACTTGCCAAGCTGCTGCAATTACGGTTAGAACTACTAAAATGCTTTTCAGAACCCCTATTATTAGTTTATACACTAAGGGTTCATCGGACTTGTTTGATTCCCCCCAAGTCATTTAGCACCTTGGTCTGTAGTTTTCACTGCACCCATAGCAGCCACAGCGATTGCAGATTGAAATTCCAGTAAAGAGGTGACAGAGTCAAACCCCAACTCCGCACAACCGGTTCCATCTGCTGTAGCTACCTGCAACCATGCAACCCCCGGAGTGGAAAGGTTCACCTTAACTGAATACTTCCCCCCTCCTCCCCCTAAAGGTTGACCCATGATATACTTAGTTACCATCAGCCATCCTCCTTTTCATATCCCGCTTGCACGTCCATATTAGGAACCTTATCGACCATGAAGGAGAATAGGTTCCTAAACATAGAATCACCGTAAGGGACTCCACTAACTCAATCCATGCTCTTACCCACCTTTGGCTATAGTGGAGTACTCGAAGGTTTAGTGGTCTGGTCACTCCTCCACCTCCCTCTCCCTACAAACTCTCAGCAGGTGTGCATATTCCTCTCTCCCTTCATCCAATCCCCTGAGTAATGTCTCACCCATTTGGTACGCCATATCTATATTTCTAAGGTACAAGCACACCGTATTCCCACCTTCTGGGTGCTCCCCAATGGAAATCTCCACCACCACCGATGGCCGCTTTGCACTGTCGGGCAACAGCAGTCTTACTCTCACTCTCACATCCTCTGTGTCCCCAACAAACATAGCGGTTTCAGTAATTCCCATACTTCCCCTTTCCGGGGTTACCCTCCCCCCTACAGCAGAAGGGTAACCCCTATTAGTTACGCTACGGTTGGCTCGGAGGAATGAGCAAAAACATCCTTGAACGGTCCTGCCCCCCGAAGTGGACATGTATCACACAGGATCGTCAAGTGCACTGCTAATCGAACCACCAGAAAACCCATCGTTTCCGTCTTTACATCATCCCACTGCAATCCAAGAATCTCCCCTTCCTTGATTGCATCCTCATGTTCTGCGAAGCAATCCTCGCTCAACCCCAATGCCTTTAGGGCATCGTCCACGTACGCCGGAAAATGCACTATCGACATAGGCCGATGCACTTTCCTGAATTCCCTGCACTCCGGTGAATCGCTCTCATTCACACGTTTCAGCAGATGGGACACGAGGGCCTTCTGTCCTGTAGTCAGGTCCACATAAACCGTCTCATCCTCCGGCTCGTCACCGAGCGTGATTCTGTACCGGTTCATCTCCACCTCTGTACTCCTACCTTTCATTTCTCATTCCTCCTCCTCCTTGCACAGCGTAAATTACGTATACATAAAAAAAGGCCCTACCCACCCTAATTACGAGGGTGAGTAGGGCCTAGTACTACAGGTTACTGCGAACGACTACCGACCGCCCTTGACGGCGGGAACCAGAGTGATCATGGCTCCATTACCGAGCGAGTAGTCGAGATCCTGCTTGGAACCGTTGACGCGAACATCGAACCCGTCCGAGTCCACGTCCGCCGCCTCCAGAGCATCCTCCAAGTTGGCACCGGCGGGGAGCAGCACCTCCTTCACGACCTCCCCCAGCTTGGCCACCTTGACGGTGATCTCACCGCCACCCTTCACCGCCGGAACGAGGGTGATCATGTCACCATTGACGATGTTCCCACAGGGGGTGCGACCGTTGACTCGGACATCAAAACCCTCCGAATCGACTCCCGCCGCATCCAGCACCTGATCCATGTTCGCGTCGTCGGCAACGGCAACTTCCTTGACCACTTCACCCAGCTTGGCAACTTTCACGATCTTCATAATACTTACTCTCCATATATGGTTGTTGGTTTGGTTTTGTACTACACTCTTTTACTTCTTTACGTCTGCACTACCGTACTGACGCTCATTACCACAAACTGTGCATCTGTACGTTGGAAAAATCTTACTGGTTATCAGGTTATGTACTCTCTTCTGCTCCCCATACTTCTTATCCTGATACTCATTCCTGCAAGCGCAGGGGGCAATAATCGTTTTCATCACTCCTCCTCTACCTATTAGGGAGTAGTCATCATGGTCAACGTAACCATGTCGAATATGATCTCCTTCATCACCTCCTCTCTTTTGGCAAACTTCTTTACCTGATTCGCCACCAAGGAAGCAATCATAAAGCCATTGTAAACAATAGCTCTTGCCGTACATGGCTCCTGTAACGCTTCCTCGTCGCTTGTCAGTGTCTCTTCGTACCAACGTATATGCTCGGGGTCACAAGGGTCGATGGAGTTAATCCTACAAACCTGCGCTCCCATACGAGCATCTACGTACAATGGTATAATGGGTTGGTACTTGATGGAATCCCAGATTTCTTTCCGGGCAGCCATCGAATCCACCCCACTCACCACAACTCCGTCAACAGGAGGATGGAACCTCTCTGTATAGCTTGTATACCTGAAAGTATCCACCCCGGCCAACGACTCACAGATCTGCTGAGCGGCGTCCACCTTGTTCATTCCTACATGTTTAGGCCCATACAACTGGTTCGGAGCATTGTGCTCCTCAACCGTGTCGAAGTCCCAAACTGTCACATCTCCTACTCCCATTTTGGTAAGGGCAAGGAGGACAAAACTTCCGATCCCCCCTGCCCCTATCACCGTAACGGGAGGCAGATCAGCAGGACCTACGATTGCGCTCTGCCTCAGAAAATCCACTCTACCTCCTTCCTCCCCTTACTGAACTCATCAACGCAATCTCCGGCTCCCACGTTTCCTTCTTCCGCCTCTTTTTCGGGGCCGGTTTGAGTTCCTCTCTTTCCCATCTACCCGGGGCCTTAGCTTCCCGGCTATCCACGAGAATATCGGACCCTTCCTCCCAGAATCCTCCTCGTCCCCAATAGCCTCCCGAGTAGTAGTCCGGTTCCCCCGCGATTTCTTTCTGGGAGCCGTACCACGTTTTCGTTTTCGCGTCCCAGTAGCTTCCCCGAAAAGACCGAGAAGTAATCTTCTCTTTCACCTCCTCTTCTGCCAGTTTTCTCAGTTCATCGGAAACCGGCATCGAGACCACTAAGTTGATGTCGTCCAGCACCACGTGGACTGGATCATAAATATCCAGCCTGACCTTGTACTCTCTCTTCTTGTTGGCCACAACGGAAAGCATCCATCCATTACCAAACTTCCCGGCAGTAGCCTCGTCGGTTGTACTCCAGAACACTCCCATATTTGCATGAGAGTGCCACCAGAGCTTTAACTTCCCCGGGTCTTCTTCGTTCTTCATCATCTCCGTCATCAACAGAGAGATAGCCTCAGGGTCAAGTTCCGTCTCACTGGTTGAGCACTCCTGCTTGAGAAGGTAAATCTTCTCAATGCAAAACTGCCCATTAATCAGGGAAACAATCCCTAACCCTGAAACCTCATCCTGTGCCAGATCCACATACAGATCCAGCATCTGCTTGGCTTCCGGGGTGATTAAGGCGTTGAGGTTAGTCGTCATCCTCATCTCCTCCCTCTTCCCCTTCCTCAGGGTCACGGCTCCTGCGCCGGTCGGCAGCTTCATCAGCCTCTCTCCTGCGCTGAGCTTGAGTACTGTTGTCACATCCAGTCCCCGGGACCACCTCCAAGGAGTATTCCCCGGTAACCTCAGGCCACAAATACGGATCAGCATACCAGTCAGTGGTGTTAGCTGACTTCAAGTACCTAATGATCAGGTCTACGGCAGCAGCAAGCTCGAACTTGCTGATGTAGTTGGCAACCCCAGTCCCGATGTTCCCCCAACACGGTGTGCCCTCCATGCTGACGTGGGGGTGACACAAGGGTGTCCCCGGGTTCTCGATGCGATCAGCCGCCGTTATCAGCACCGCTCCAGACTCAGATCCACTGAGGGGAATCCGTATGTTGTACTTATGCCCTAATCTCCACCGCCTACACGTGAAGAAGTTGATATGCTTCGTTGTTATTGAGAGCCCCGCTGCTGATGCTCTCACTTGGTAAACATCCGCCAAGGATCTGAGTGCAGCAGCTTCCTTCTTTGCCTTCTCTGCCGTTGTTACGCCATCAGGACGCGACCACATATCGAGCTCCGATCGAGCTGCCTGTAACTGGCGTACGGTCCTAGCTATTGTTCTATGATTCTCCCGGATCATTTCCTCTGCCGAGTCAATACTCCGTTGGCATTGAGCTACTTTGATTGACCTAAGGGAGTCGATCCTACGAATCAGTACCTCCTCTACCCTCTGTCCCATTAAGTCCTCCGGCTGCCCCCCGAGTATCGGAACTGCAGCATCCAAAATCGCTTCGAGTATACCGAGAGTGTTGTAATCCTGTTGGTGGGGTAAATCAAAACGGATAAACAACACTCCTCGACGTATTTGAGCTACCGTATCTCCCGTTGTGGGGTCAACTATCGGAAATGTTTCCGGGTCCCCAACGGTTATACCCACGTTATCCCGTTGACTATTGGCAACCGGGAAGCCAAAACAAGAACTAATCACGTTGTTTGGCATTTCCGAGCCAATCCCGGTACAGTGCACCGGACTTGTCCAGAAGAGTATCGGAAGTATCTCCGGGTGTCCTCGCATGGTAAGATGCCTGATTCTATCAGGTATCTCGCCGGTGTGTTTGTTCCATATGCGGATCTTCCTGTGGAGAACCTCCGCATACTTCTCCAGTATCTGTGTGGCTTGCATAGCGATTTCGTTTAGGTCGGCGCTCACCATCGCAGAGTCAAACAGTTCCAAGGACGGCAACGACGTATCGGTCAAGTCAATGTTCATACTCCGCTGCGGGTGCATCCCACCCACTAACAGGGGTGATGCGATGATTGATTCCGCAACCCTTTGACCATGCTCCCAGTCAGATTCCGTCATGTAATCCGGTCTGGTGAAATTGCCATAAGCATAAGCTATTTCCCCTGCACTGGGAAATGGCGTTGGTTCGTCTCTCTCTGGTGACTCCTCCTCATCTGGATCATCCTCGTCGTCTGGTTCATCCTCATCATCATCCGGTTCATCGTCAGGATCAGGGTCCCAACCAGCAAAGGTAGGTCGAGTTGGCGTAGCAGGCTCAATACCACGAATCCGAATTACTACTACATCCGGATTCAGCGTATCCAACACCTGTACCCCTTCTTCACTCACCCCTAACGCCCGGAGAGCTTCCCCGAGTTGGGGATAAGGGAACATGATACCGGACAAGGTATCACCTTCCCTACTTGTAACATTGGAAGGTGCTGCAGGTATCCCTGCCCTTATCAGGTTATTGAGGGATCTCTCACTTGAGACCCTCGGAATTATGGCCCACGTATTCGGGGGCCTTTCCGGCAAACTCATACTCATCCTCCTTTCCTCAAGTCACTATGACCCAAGGCATCACTACTCACCGTTAATTCAGTGAGTAGTGAAGTCCACGGTCACTACCCTACGCCGATTGTCTTTATTCGTTTCACCTCCTTCACGGCCTCATCCATCGTGGCCAGTATGACTCCCCTCGGTAACCCGCACTCCAAAAGGATCACCATTAACTTCATCAGTAATCGAGTGTTAGGCATTGGCAATTACCTCCACCCTGTGCCATGGAAGCCACTGAAGGTACCGGGGGCGTCTCACCTCAAACGCTTTCCCTTCCCTTCTCACTACCACCTCTTCCCCAGTCTCCTTGATCCGTATTCGGCACACCACTAACTTCTTTGTGCTCATGGGGTCTCCTCTAACATGTAGGGGTTAATTGGCAAAGAACCTTGCATCCTTCACTAAGGGCATTACATCTCCGCCCTTCACTTCAACTACCGGCGTCCCATAACTGCTCCACGCCTTCCGCACTTCTACCACCCTTACCTTTTCCCCTTCACGGTACTTCATGAACAGGGAAACCTTGTGCTTTCTGCAGTCGTCCAGAGCCTTATTTACTTCGATTAACTTCATGGCTCCTCCTTATCTGTGGCGGTTCAGGGCAATAACCGTCTCTTGCTACAAGTTCCTCAAACTCCCTTGCCCTCAAGGTGATTTGTTCATCTACCTTATCTACTTCCCTCGTATCGGGGTCCCGCTGATTCAGGAGGGTGGATAAGGTTCTGCTGAGTACTGTCTTTATGTACACTCTACTCATCCTCCCTTAGGTACCGATGAATCATGCGGTCCACATACCTCACCGCATGATCCAGATAGACATATACCGAATCCGGCACACCCTCACAAGCTGCCGTCCTCCTCTTCTCCTTGAGAATCAGGTGGGTCTCGGTGAGGTCTTCCAGTTCCCTTTCATCTATCGGATGCATTTAATCCTCCTCTATGGAATCAATCCGTATCATGTTTCCTACGGCTACGGTACTTATGTAGGTTGGCTGTCCTAATGCCCCACCAACACATTCAGTTCCTATGGCTAGTAACCCTTTCAGCGTGGCTTTGGCTATTGTATGCCTGCCGCTGACCGATATGTAGGAGCGTACCTCTTTAAGTTTCAGTATTGCACTGTCCCTATCAAGGTACATATGAAACCCTGCCATATACGTCTTAGGCAAACTGTCTTCCTCTGTGGGATACAAGGTTTCATGGTGAGGATCTTCTATCCACTTGCCAATAGGAGCATATAGCCTTACCGTAGTCTCTGCTCGAAAGGATGGGCCAAATCTTATCCCACCTAGCTTATCTCTCCGGAGTGCTACCACCTTCCACCCATGTACTTCTGCATCATGGGATGGGAATTTGGTGGCGAGTATAGTCTTTAGACACATTTAATCCTCCATTACTTCGTCAATCCGGATGAATCTTCCCACTACTACACTTCGTCTGATCCGCTGGAAGCCTGTCAATTCACAGCCAATGGCAGTCAGGCCCTTTACGGTGACTTTTGCTAGTTTGAAGTTAATTGGGTTTAGCTGCGACTTTAGTATCCGCAGCATATCCACAGCCGGTTCCTTCTCACCGTAGACATGGAACCCTGTCATGTACGGGTCAGGTGGGGTGGTTGGACTGCCATTGGAATACAACAGTTCAGTATTTGTATCCTCTGTCCATTCCCCGACGGGGCCATACGCCTCTATCCCGGTTCGCCTTAGAACAGGAACGTAGGTTGTTTTCTTCCATACGTCCTGCTCTTGCATTACCACCTTCCACCCTTTGAACTCCTCATCGGATGGAATAGTAGTGGAGTGCACTTCCGCTAAACACATTGCTTCCTCCTCCCCAACCTCCACAGTCAATAGGTTGGATAACCCTCATACCCTAACAGGTATGAGGGTTACTCAGCCTACTCTGTCCACCCCTGTTCACAACGCCTAAGCGAAGTGGACTCGATTGCTCCACTGTTATTCCCCTAACTCGTATCCCTTCCACTGTCCCCAAAAGTACTCGTCCATCGCTAGGGTGTACTCACTGGGGACGACCATACAAAAGGTCCCCTTACGGTTCAGCTTAGCCATACCTATCTCCAGTGCTACTCCAGACACCAACCATGTATACATAACTTCTTCCTCCTCAATAGGTTCAATCACCCCCATTATCATAACGATAATGGGGGTTATTCAGCCTACCTACCCCCCTACTCCACCCACTCATCCACTACTCGGATGGAGTAGACCTTCCGTCCGAGGATGGTGTGAGTGCCGTCCTCTTCCTCCTGCAGCACAGTCTGCTGCAGGCACATCGATCCATCGATAAGGGAGGTCGAATTACAGATGTTCAAATCCGACCACACCTCAGGACATTCCCCGAAGGTATACTGGAACTCCTCAATCCTCTTGCCTATGCTCATTTTTACCCTCCTAGGTATCACGGTTCGTAACGAATAACTGCTAGTCACTATCATCTGTCCCGTTAGTCACTACCTTCTGTCCCCTGTCCCGTAGGGGTTCTTCACCTTTCCTACACCTACCCCCAAATCCTCCTCCCTCATCCGTTTACAGGCACAAAAACGGGGAGGGGGTTTCCCCCCTCCCTGATCGGCTGTTACTTCCGCATTAGGCGGATCTTTTCGAGCAATCCGGTTGGCATTGCGGCCCGCCCCGTGGCCTCTCCGGGGCGATAATACATTGTCCATGTGTTCCGCGTTTTTCGGCCTCTTGCGTCAGTCCCCGATTTTGAGGCGATTTGTTTGACGATTTTGCCTTCCGTTTCCGCCGTATCGGACGCCGCTTGCAGGGCACACCTTCGGCACTTCCCGCAGGGCCGATCGTAGCTGCATGCTTCATTTTTCGCCTTCATCGGGTGGTCGATGTCGTTTAACACGGCGTAGAACGCCGTTGCGACATCCTTGGCAAACAACCCAGCGTATGGTGTCCCATACCTGGTCGTACCCTCTTTTCTGGGTAATTCATCGACCAACGCCACTAGAGCATCGACACAGAACCTGTCACACTTAACTGTAGACATAGTAATCTCCTTTACATGCACGTAGACCATGGGCACAATTGCCCCATTTACATACATACACGCGGGAAGCCCGCGTCCTCGCCCTTTATGTTGCACGCCGCGTGCCAGAAGTGCTAAACTCTTTAGAATCACAGGTTAGGGGGATTATGCAAAACCTTTTCCATTTGCGACCCCCATTTTTGTAAAGTATTCCGACAAAGTGTAAGGCAAAGTGTAAACGGCTCTATCCTATTGAGAACAAAGGAGAAACGGCTATGGTGGAATCTGTTTTCCATTTCCATTACTGATAGGAATGGATTCTGAAATCCATTTTCCGAGGGATCAGGGGGGTGGGTGCTCTGGAATGCGGTCGATCTCTCAGCCTTAAATAAAAAATAAAAAAAAAATTATAAAAAGTGTAGGGAAGGTGGAGAGGTGAATAAAAGGTGAAACTCCTTCCCACCCCCTTTTTTAGTTAAGGGGGGTGTCAATTAGCCGTCAATTAACCATCAATTAGCAGTTAGGAGGTGGTTAAACAGGGATAAGGAGGGAATTTCGTTGACATTCCTGTTGACAAGAGGGTAAAAAGGGTGAGGAGGAGAAGAAATGGTGAAAATCCCAACAAATAACGGTGAAAATAAGGAGGGGGAGCCCTTAACCCCCACTGACGAAGTATCCCCTGAAGATATTCTTAAAAAACTCGAAGAAGGTACCACCAAAAAGACCGGTGTGCCTGCTAGATGGAAAGGAAGATCCGATATTAACCCCCTTACTGCAGCAGAAGAGCGTAAAAGGACTAGATTGAGGAAGAATTCCAAGAAATATGATGGAAGATTGCTGTCTAAGAATGGCACTATTTCCCGCACTAGTACCAAAGCGGTCCTAACGGACTTTTATGAGTCGGTGAGGTTGCCTGATCTTAAACAGGCATTACAGGTTTCGCATGACCCAAGGTACCTTACCTTGTTGTCGATGTTGAATAACCCACGATTTGCCAATAACACCTTCCCTGAACTCTGTAGACGAAGCAAGATGACCCTGCAGGATGTTGTGGAGGTGTGGAGGTTACATATAAAGAATCAGGGGATTGTGAGGATGATGGGGCATCTGCCGGATATTATGGAAGATGTGGCCATTGATAGTAAGTCGAGAATGGTTGTGTGTGATAAGTGTCAGGGTAAAGGGCAGATTTTTGGGGCTACCATAAATGGGGTGGCTGATCCGGTTTGCCCTGAGTGTCATGGAGAAGGGACAATTAGACTGCTGGGAGATAAAAGTGCCAGAGACTTAACATTTGAAACCGTGGGATTGAAGAAGACCGGTGGGATTAATGTGAATGTGGCACAAGTGAATAATTCCCCCAAACTTCCTTCATTGGAAGATCAGATTAGTAGTGCGGAAGATGTGTTTGATGCAGAGTATTCAACCTTAAGTGGGGAGGAGACAGATGGTAATTATCGGGAAGAAGGAGTTCCGCAGATTACAGAAAAGGCTGATGACGATAGAGAAGATGGTAGCGAGGCTGCAACCACTGGTGAAGGGGATGAGTAATGAGGTTGAGGTTTCGTATACAAACCCAGAGAAGCAGTTTCTGGATGAGCTGAGAAAGAGAATGGGGATGCTTAGTGACGAGGAACTTAGGGAGGAGGAGGAGTAGTGTACAGCAGGGTAATGTTATGGCTTATTCAGTTCTTACCCTCCAGCTGGATTAGGCGCTGGCCCTTAAACAAGTGGTATGAGGTGGTTGAAGATAAGGAAAAGGCGCTGGCTGAATTCAACATGGAAACAGATTATATAGTGAATACGAAGACTGGGATCTTATTCAAAGGAAGCCCCCGTGTACAGTGAAGCAGTAGCTCAGAAGAGAATAGAGGTGGTGGAGAAACACCTCAAAATAAAACTCAAACACTTTCCGGTTGGGAAGGTGGATGAGTTGAGGGCGCACCTCGAAGCCTTATTGAATGATAAGGGGGAGTTAACGAGGGGTTTGAGTCAGGAGGAAGTGGAGTTTATCAGGAATGAGAGGTTGATGTGTAAGTGCAGTTTTAGGTACTGGGCTGATCGGTATGCTGTGATGCAGAAGGACGGGACGGTTGGTGGGGGAGTGGGGAGAGTAAGGTTCTGGTCGTCACAGGAATTGGCGTTAAAGAAAATGGGGGAGGTTGAGGATGTTCAGTGGGATATGTTCAGGAAGGGAGAGGCGGTTGATGGGATTTGTGTAGTTATGCACAAAGCGAGGCAGTTGGGGGCTACTGCCTTGAGTAGAATTATCCTCTGTCATAGGGAGACTAGTTATAAGCATATCAGGGGAATGGCAGCGAGTGTAGATGATGATAAAATCATGGAACTCTATGATAGGGATAAGTTGTGTATTAACAGTTTACCTTTTTATTTGAAGCCTGAAATAGGGTACGACGTAAAAGGGGAACATATCTACTTCGATAAGCTGGATTCGAGGATGCTGTATCAGCAAAGTAGGCAGCAATCAGGGCTGGGACAAGGGAGACAGTTTGATATAGCGCACTTAACAGAATGTGCGTTTTGGCCTTACCCGAATATGATTGAACTTGATTTCTTTCCTACCCTCCCACTTGGGATAAATACCCTTTGCATACTGGAGAGTACTGCGAATGGTTTAGGGGGGTGGTGGTATGACTTTACAGAGGATGTAAGGAAAGGGCTGCAGAGGAGATGGAAGTACATATTTGCCCCTTGGTACATCGAGACAAGAAAGAACAGAGCTACACCCCCAACCGACTGGACTCCTTCTGATTTAACTATGAAGCACGCTAGAAGAGTGTATGAGACTTCTAGACTGTATACAGGGAGGGATGTTTTACTGGAGAAGGAGCAGCTTTACTGGTATGAGACAGAGCGGGATGCGGCAAGAAGGAGGGGGAAACTTAACCTCTTTTTAACTAACTTCTGTGCTACTCCTGAAGAGAGCTTCCAACATACAGGGGCGAGTCAGTTTAGTGTTGATGTGCTGGAGAGAATAAGGTTGGGAGTGGTGGTGCCTAACTTTTATGAAGTGCAGGTGAATAATGGCACTTAAACTTCCTGAACTTTATAGAATTGGTAATGAAGGGGTGCTGACGGAGCACCCGGCACCAGAGGACACAGATCCACGAGGGTTGGTGGTGGTTATGGAGCCCCCTTCACCAAGAGAGACGTATGTTTTGGGGTGTGATCCCACCGTGGGGATTGTAGGGTGGGATAGGAGGTTCAGGACAAGGGATGATATTAAGACGGATAATGGGGCTATTGAGATAATTAGGGTGGGGAGGAATGGGAAACCTGACGTTCAGGTGTGTGAGTACGCAGCCCCGATTGACCCGGAAGAGTTGGCTGATGTGGCTAATATACTGGGGAGGTTGTATGCCGGGGACGATGAGAGTGGGCAGTGCTTGTGTATAATTGAGGTATACCCGGGTCCGGGGCTACTTACACAGCGCAAAATGCTCAATCACCATGGTTATACCAATATGTTTGTGTGGAAGTATCTGGATTCAATGAGTGTGAAGATGACCACCTCATTGGGGTGGCAGGCGTCACCTAAGTCGGTAAGGGATTTGTGGATTAGGGGGACTAGACATATATCATTGGATAAGATCAGGATTTTGTCTCCGTATTTGGCAGAGGAATTGGCCCATTGTGAGGCCGATGAACTGAAGATGACCGCCAAGGCGTCCTCAGGGAAACATGATGATAGAGCGAGGGCATTTTTGATGGCAATTTGGGCCGCCCACGACTGGAGTTATCAGGTGGAGGAGAAAAAGGTGGAAGTTTCGACCTCAAAAGAGCCAGATTGGCAAAGATCGGATGTTTCAGCGGCAAAAATGTACGAAATGTGGGATGACCGGTTTTCGGACCTCTTGGATGATTTACACTAGATGTTTAGCCTTGACGGGACCTAAATCCTGTCATATTTACACTATGGAGGTATTATGGCACTGCTGGCAATTAAGTTGAGCCTCCCGTCGGAGGTTATTAGTGCATATGAGGAACGTGGGGAGCTGGGGAAGGTGCTGTCGGCCCAACTGACAAGGACTGTACACTATACAGCCGAAAAGCCGATGTATATTAACGATGCTTTACGTTTGAGGTTGGAAAGACTGTTTGGGGCCAACTTTCAATCCCCTGAGGATCTGGTGAGGAAAATGGAGAGGTATGTGACGGCGAGGATAGGGGAGGTGGATGTTCAGTTGAAGCCTCAACTTCTACAGAGGTTGAGAACAAGGTGTCCTAGTAATAAAACCTTCGAGAAACATCTTGAAGAGAGGGTTATACTGGGATTGGAAGAATATGCGGGGATGAGGTAACCTATGCCCATTCACGACGTTCAATGCGACAAGTGTGGTAAAGTAATAGAGAACTATTTTGCTTCCCCGTGGCCTCATACTCTCCGCCACGAGGAAGATGGGGGTGAACTGCAGATTTTATGGCGACCCCAAACCTCCTCTGGGGCCGCCGCAGTTCATCCCTCAGAACGCACTGTAGTGTACCGTAACCCCCAAACAGGTGAAGTGGCGTACCCGGGTAGGGCTGATGAGATTATGCCTGCCAGATATAGGGTTAGGGGGTTTCAAAGGGTGGAGTTTGAACATGCCCGGGATTTGGAGAAGTTTGAGAAAGAAACAGGTACCATAAATGAAGGGTTGTGGTATAACTCGGGTAATGGGGCGTAACTGACAGGGAAGGGGGAGTTATGGGAGATTTCATAAACTGGGCAGTAACACCTCTGTTGCCTCCCCCTCCTCCTTTGCCTGATAGAAGTAAAAGGGAGGGAAGGTATGCTGGGCTTCCTCCACCTCCTGCTGAACAGGCTCTTTACACTACTGTAGATAAGTTGGCTATGGGATTGTATAACTGGGTTATACGCCCCCTTTCCTCTCCCCTTGGGATGGCCACTGCTGCTGCGGGACCTGCCATATCATCGGGGGCAATACCCATGAGGTATATAGTGGCTGGTGGTGGAGCGTTAGGGGGGCATGGAGCCATTCAGGAGGGGAAAGCAGGGCAGTGGATGCCTTCAACGGAGTCTCCGGGGGCTCTTCTCAATGCCACCTTGGCTGCAACCCCTGCAGCCGTGGCGGCGTGGTTACCTCATACTAGAGCTTCCCTCATTAAACCCAAAACCTCTACCCCTTCTCAGTCTGTCCCAGATGTGGTTCCTAACCCTAGTAGGAGGCAATTCCTCAAACAAGCTGGGCCAGTGGCTGCTGGGACGGCCCTTGGGGCTCCGGCAGCAGTTAAGGTGGCTGGGAAGGTGGCTAGTTGGGGAGAAAAAGGAGCGGCTGCTGCTCCAGCGGCTTCTACGGCTTCTACAGTAGCTGCCGCTGAGTGGGTGCCTATTGGGACGAAGGTTAGGTATATGGGTGGTAGTGGGACGTATCACGTTACTAAAATCTACAAAAACTCCGCTGGAGATATTGCCCATGACACCGTGCTACACAGTGGTACCAAAGCTGGTGCATTAGAACATGCTTCAGAGTCTGTGATTCGTCAAGCTGAGCAGAAAGCACTGAGTAATGAATCTGGCCACCCTTATGGTTCTGCTACCGAAGGTTCTAGCGGAGGACCCTATGTGCAGGATGAGCATTTATACGTAGAAACAAGTCCTGCAACAGGGCCAGCCGCAGTCCATCGACGCGTAAACTTTGTGCACCCTGAGCATGGGAGAGTTATAGATGTGGCTGTTGCAAGGCACGGTGAGACAGTGGTTACATATATGAATGCTGCCGGTGACCGGCATAGTATTATATTCCCCAGAAATACTACGAAAGAGCAACTCCGTGCTTATGCTGGTGATGTAATAGCCGACGCAATTCATAATACGGGGATTGGTCATATACCTGATACTTGGCTGTCCTCTGATATGTATGAGCTGGCTCCAGCATCATCTAAGTGGGATATTCCTGTTAGACAACCTGTTGTAAACACTTTACGATTTGACCCAAGTACTGGGACAACCTCCAACGCAGCAGCGTATGGGTATTACGGTAATGGCCACTAGACCAGCGGATAATCAAGGAAGACCAATCACCCACATACCAAAGGGTATAGGTGACGAAATCCGTGACTCCTCTCTGCACCCTTGGTTGAAGAAGCCTCTTTCCACAGCGGCGGACATTTTCTTCCCCCCGGTTCAGCATCTCCCCATTTCTCCCATGCCTATGATGGCGGTGAGGAGTAAGCTGCTACCCGGGGTAACCTTTCGGAAACTCCCCACAGAAATGGAGCAGGGGTTTATTACACCTAAAGGACGCTACATAGACATTGGAACCAATATCCACGAAGCTGCCCTTCCCAAAGTGGTTACACCTGCTCCCCGCCCCAATGTCAACCCTGCTGACTACTTCCCTACCCGTATGGGGCAGGAACAACTATTACAGGTTAGACTGATGGGGAACCCTCAAATGGGGTATGTCAACAACGTGGCTGCGTATAGTAAGATGACCCCTGAACAGCAAGCAGCTCTTGCCCACTGGATGGCCGCAAATAAGGAGCACCCTGCCATACTCACCTATTGGCTTAATGCCACCAAACCAATAAAAACCCCTACAGGTGGTATAAGTATCGGAGACACCGGTACTCCCTTATCATTTATGGATTTCCTTCGTAAAGTAGGAGCAGACTAAATGTCCACAGCACCCTCATCTGATTACGAACACCAAGTACTGGGGTACATGAAGGAAGCTCTTGAAGAAGGGGATGCCTTTTTACGCTCCCAAAAGGGCTACAACACCATCACAGACACCATAAAAGCCATTATGGCTGAGGATAGTACGGCTAAGAGTAGTGTACTTTCCCAAACAAGTGTAAACCACGTAGCGAAGGTGGCTACTGATTTAGCGGCCATGTGTACGGATGTTAAACCGTTTTGGGAGTACAGAACAAAGAACGAAAGGTTTAAGAAGCATTGTGAGATTATTGGTCAACTGTCAGAACATTGGTACCTTAACAGGACTATTGATCTCAAAAACGCCGATGTAATCAAGTACTCGTTGGCTGCAGGGTCGGGGTATTCTCACATCTTCTACAACACCAATACCCAAGATCTTGATATTAGTGCGGAAGACCCCCGGGATATTATCCCCATTCGTCCCCCTTCTGTTTCCCTCTCACTACAGGAAGCAGCAGGGGTGATTCACAGGGTTCAGAGGTCAGTTAACTATGTAAAAGCCATGTTCCCCCATAAGGCTCACCTTATTATCCCGGATAGGGATGGGTCTATGGTATCCCAGTCGTTAAATGGTACCAGAATCAACAAACTCTACGACACTTACGGATCACCTTTCAGGGAGAAGCTGTTTTCAGAGGCCCCGGTAAAGGAACTCCCCAGAATCCCCTCTGTTGACCTTTACACTTGTTATCTTGACGACAGGTCGGTTAACAAGTCAGGGCAGCCTAAGTTTATGGGAGAATGGATAGATCCTGAGCATCCTCGTAACAACTGGTCTTACAAGGTAAAGCCGGGAGATCAACTTTACCCCCGTAAGCGGTGTATTGTATTCACCAACACCGCCATACTTTACGATGGCCCCGCTATCTACTGGCATGGACTATACCCGTATGCAAAACTCACCCTAGACCCTTGGCCGTGGAGTTGGTTGGGGAAGGGGATATTGTGGGATATTTTGCCCTTAGCGAGATCGGTGAATGGAATCATGCGGGTGATTGATGACCACTTGGAGCAGGTGGCCAGACCTACTGTAATTGGGGATAAACACACCATCTCCCAGAGTGAGATTAACAAGATTGATACCCGTAAGGCGGGGTTAAAGATCAGGCAGAATATGTTAACTGGTAAGGGGATTATGATTCAAGATCCCCCCAACCTCCCTCCCGATGTTCTCCAGATCCTCAACTACTACGAGGAGAAAATTTATGATATTCCGGGAGTCAGAGACTTCTCGGATATGATGAAGATGAAGCAGATGCCTTCACCGGAAACGATTGAGAGGATTCAGGAGGCTATGTCTCCTTCTGTTAGGTTGAGAAGTAGAATCATTGAGACCTATATGCGGGAATTTGCCACCATGACGGCCTCCAACTTTGCCCAATTTTATCCCCTATCGTTGAGGTTGGCTATTTTAGGGGCTGCTGGAGCAACTCCGGATGACTTCGACCAGGACCCGGGATCATTTATTCCCGCTTACCTTGAAAACGATTACTCCTCTTCAGGGGTTGTCAAGATGGAAGCCTTGGCAAGGGGACCTTTACCCCGTTACGACAGGGCTAAGTTCTTCTTCAGTCAAGTGTCCTACCACATTGCTCCCTCCTCACTACTGAATGCTTCGGAGATCGAGACTCAGCTTAAATACTTACAGCTGGCTAGAGCAGGACTGGTGGATCATTGGACCTTGCTTGAGCAGCTGAACATCCCCAATGTGGGGAATCCTCCCGAAGGAGCTAAGACCATCACCGAACGGCTGATGGCTGAGCAGCAGATGCAGTTGGGTATGGTGGTGAGTTCTGCGGGGAGGAAGGCAAGCGGTCAAGAGCCTCCGCAGCAGAAATCCAGTGGGGCGGTTAGTGAGAGTGGGTAATGGGAGTTGACATTGAATGGATTGTAGGGATTATGAGGGTAGGGGATAAATTGGAGAAATTCCATGATCCCTTTGACTTCTCAACGGTGGTATTGAAGGATGATGATACGGTTATTTTCAAGGGGGCTTACTCCAATCAGTTTGCACAACTGGTGAAGGAGAGGAACAATATTCGCAAGAAGCTCCCCCCTGACGTAAAGAGGGTGGTTTACGAAAGGGTTGACGAGGAAGGTAATATAACTGAAGAGGTTATGGAGGTTAAACGCAATGCGTCAGATGGATAGAATGGATATGGGTGATAGCACTGCTGTTGTTGTTACCCCGGTAATAACTCAACCGTCCCATAAGGAGGACAATCATGAGCAAAAAGAAAGCAACAATGACTGATTCCCTGCAGCTTCGGGGGTACTTGGAGTTTGTCCTCCGGGATGCCAGAACCAACCAGATTCTCAAGCGGGGTAAGCACCATAATACAGTTACCGCCGGGGGGAGGGGATGGGCTCTGGAACGCCTCACGCCTTCCAGCAACGCCCAAGTGCTGAGTGCTATTGCCATTGGGTCTATTTCCAGTTCGGCTCCTTCCAGTAACCAAACAGCTCTTGGCGGGTATATGACCATCAAGAACTTCGGAACCACGGGGCTTACTACAGCTACCAACTCCGCGTGTACCTTCACTGGAGCTATTAGTTTCAATACCAATGAGACCTTTGCTGGGTCGAGTCAGATTGGGGAGTTTTGTATCTATAACTCCGCTGATTCTGGTGGGACCATGTTCAACCGAGTTACCACCAGCACTTACGTTAACTTCGGCACTTCCAATACGTTGGCGGTGACGATGACTATTACCAACTAACCAGTTCAGAGGAGGACTTGTGCAATCTAGTTTGGGGTACCCCAGTTTCCCATCCTTGCTGTTTGCTATTCCGTTCAGTGGGAGGCCTTTACCGCCTCAGCTGACCCTTGCCTTTCACAACTGTTCACCGCCGATGAATTACAACACGGTGATGATCAACACTTACGGGGTTCCCATTGCGGAAGCCCGTAACATGTTCGTCAGGAAGGCCCTTGAAATAGGGGCTAAGTACATCTTCTTCTGGGATGAGGATGTTGAACTTCCTCCCCAGACATTGAGGGAACTTATTTTCATGGCTGAACACCACCCGGAAGCTGGGGTGGTGGGAGGGATTTACTCCCTTAAAGTAGACAGACCGGAACCTTTAGTGTTTAGGGGAACAGGATCGGGACCTTACTGGGATTGGAAGGTAGGGGAGGTGTTTGAGGTGGATGGTATTGGGATGGGGTGCACCATACTCCGTACCGAACTCTTCAAAGACTTACCGGAACCTTGGTTCAAGACGGTGGATAATTTAGATCCCTTCCTTGACAATGTGAGGTTTGGGGAGCAGTGGACTGAGGATCTTTACTTCTGTAAGAATTTACGGGAAAAGACTGATTGGAAGATCTTGGCTCATGGGCAGATCCTTCCCAACCACATTGATGTGAAAACGGGTAGGAGTTACAACCTTCCCCCTGATTCCAAACCTTGCCTCCCCTATGGGGTTAAACCCTCTAAAAAGAGAATCCTCGATATTGGGTGTGGCCCTAATAAGTTGAAGACTCAGGAAGGGCAGGTGGTGGGGTGTGATATTAGAGAACTGGAGGGGGTTGACTATAGGTGTGACCTCCGAAAACTCCCCTTCGCAACCGGGGAATTCGACATCATCTACTCCTCCCACGTCTTAGAGCATTTTGGCCGTAACGAAACCCTTGATGTCCTCAAGGAATGGACTAGAGTGCTTAAAGAGAAGGGAGAATTCAGAATCATTGTCCCTAATATCGGTTGGGCGGCTGAACAGATCAACAAGGGGGTTATCGATCACAACGTCCTTAATGTTCTGTATGGTCAACAGGAGTATGGGGAGAACTTCCATAAGATGGGATTTACCCCTGTAACCCTCACCAACTTCCTTAACGAATTAGGTTTCTGGAAGCAGGAACTTCAGTTAGAAGGTTACAACATCATCATTCGTTCTTGGAGGGCTCCTAAGCCTAAAACCAAGAGGAAGAGGTAACTATGGCACTACGACACATCAACCTTACCATTGGGGCTGCGGCTACTCCTGTTACCACCTCAGACCACAAAGGTGTGAGGCAGATGATTATTCAGAACACAGCCCAGAACTCTGCAATTTACATCGGGGATTCAGACGTTTCTGCTACTGACTATGGCCACACCCTCGCGGCTGAGGGTATTGTCACCATTGGTCCGTTTAGTGGGGATGCTCCACTAAACACCAAAGAAGTGTATATTGCGGGAACAGAAAACGACGTGGTTCATATTCTCCTTATCACTCATTGAGGTTCAAATGAAGTACTTTAAGCCGGAGGAGTTCGACAGTCCTGACTGGGAAGGAAGTGGGGTTCACATGAACAAGGAATTCCTCGAAACACTTGATAGTATGAGAGAGGTAGCGAGGATTCCTTTTATTATTACGAGTGGATACCGTACACCTGCTCATAATAAAGCAGTAGGGGGGAAGCCTAACAGTGCTCACCTCAAAGGGTACGCGGCGGACATCTCCGCACCGGAAGGATTCCAGAAGTATGCCATTCTACAAGCGGCACTCCTTCTGGGTATCCGTCGTATCGGGATTGGATCCAACTTCGTACACGTGGACGCAGATCCTTCTCTTCCTCAGCCTACTATTTGGACGTATTAAAGGAGGGATGATGAGTAAAGAATTTGCATGGAGTGTACTCAAAAGATTCCTGAGGGCGTTTGTCAGTGGAGGTGCGGCACAACTTGTGCTGATGCTGGCATCTGGTAATGTAGCTATTGACTCATGGAATGACTTCAGCCATTGGCTTATTGTTCTACTAGTGGCGTTCATTACCGGTGGGGTTATGGCGATTGATAAACTACTTCGCTTCGACCCTGATAAAGAGTCCAATTAAGGAGGAATAACCAATGAAGCGTATTGTAATGGTTTTGGTTTTGATTATGGCGTTTACTCTCCCTGTGATGGCGCAGGACCTCCCTGGGAGGTTTGTGGGCTTTGGAGGGGGATTTGGCGATAAAGGGTTTGGTTATGGGGTTCTGGGTATCCCTATGACTGAGAAACTTATCAGCTACACCCTTTGGGACTTTACCCCTGTTGAAACGGTGGAAGACTCCTCCTTCACCTTTATTGACGGCAAGGTGATGTTGAAGCTGAACGCCACCACCGGGGCTGCTTACAAAGTTATGCAGATTGCCCCTAAGCTCTCGTTGTGGGGTATGGGAGCCGCAGGGCTGGCTACTACTGGTGAATTCAATAGCGCGGCCTTTAAGTATGGTGGGTTTGTTGATTACAGGGTGAAGGAGGGGATTGGTATTAATGTGGGTGTTGGGGGCCAGTGGGATTCCCTTAACAAGTCCAGTCTTGACCTCCGTACTGGCGTTAACTTCTACATCGGAGATTAACCATGGATATAGTGGATCTCACGAAGGAGATTGATAAGTTAAACCGTGAGACTATTCCACTAATACAGGGGGTCCTTAACCAGTTGGTTGAGGACCTCCATTCCCTTGTAGATAGAGTAAATAATGCTAAGGTAGTTATGACCTTCCAGATACCAGAAAAGGAAGGGGGCAAAGATGCCAGCCCTAAGTAAGGCTCAAAGAAGGTTAATGGCTATTGCAGAGCATCACCCTTCTAAACTGCATAAGAAGAATAGGGGGGTTCTAAAGATGTCAAAAGGGCAGTTATCCGATTTTGCTTCTACCCCTGAAAAGGGGTTGGCAAGGAGGAAGAAATGAAGAAATCACAGATGCGCCACGAGGAGAAGCTGGAGACCCCTAAACAGGAGGCTTCTTATCACGGTGAAGGGTTCCTGCGTAAGGCCCTTGCCCATAAACAGAAAATGGTTAAGGGTAAGAGCCTTAAACGCAAATAAAGGAGGGTTTTATGGCTACCATCCCCAAACCCACTGACCCTTCCGCCATTTGGCTCAAGGCAGCTGATGAACGTCTTGGTGAGATTAGAAAACTAGGGGCTAAACCAGAAACCAGATACTTCGGTATTGGTCCTAAGAAGAAGTATACTCAACAGGATAGACTTCGGATGAAAGAACTCTCCCGTAATGAGTTAAACTTCCGCAGTACGGGGATGCGAAAAAGGCGGAAGGAAACAGGTAAATCACTTAAAGGAGAATAACATGTTCGACACTAACTTCAGTAAACCCGCAGACATGGCCAAGGCGGCCAAGTCGTTGAAGAAAGGTGGGAAGGCTGCTTCCCTTGGTAAGGGTACCCCTAAGGGAATGAAGAAAGGTATGGTAGTTACCCCTGCCAAACCCCTTGGGAAGGGAAAATAACTCCTTTTATCCCGAAAGGTATTGACATTTTTCTGTTTCGGGGTAAATACCATTACAGGAGCGACTTATGGAAACTGCATCGCCAGCAACGCAATCGCGTAACGTATCACTGGACTCCCCTCCCCCTCAACCACCGGGAGGGAACAAGTCCAGTTTCATGCCTCCCCCCACCAATGGGGGCGTAGGGCTCGGAGATATGGCCAACTCTCCGCAAATTATGACGATGCAGGGGCTTGCAATGGCAAAGGACGCATTTCAGCTTATTGCCAACGGCCTCCCCGACATCGCCCCCCTTCTTACCGGTACAATCACAGATCTGGAACAAATAGTGGCGCAGGCCATGTCCGCAAACATGGCTGGGCAACCTTTACAACAGGGAGGTGCTCCGGGTGCTATGCCCATGATGACACCCCCTCCGGGACCACCCATGCCGGGAGGAATGCCTCCGGGTGGAGGTGGTATGCCCCCGCAAGGGGGAGGCCCCGGCCCTATGCCGGGAATGTAACTACCTTATTTTAGGTGCTGGGCCTCCACTGAGGGGTAGGCACTGGGAAAGAGGATCGAATGGCAAAGAGAACTGAAGACCTACGAGCTTATTGGCAGGAGATAGCTTCCAAGGCGGGAATTGACCCTTCACAGGTCGCCGCTGTCGATGCTGCTCTGGGCGATGATGCCGTATCTAAAGCATTTCGTCAGGCGTTTGTCCCCACTCCGGATCATCATTCCACCCTTGATACTCTAAAGGGTGAGTATGACTCCCGGATGGCCCAGTATGATGACTGGTATAACAACACCGCTCTCCCTGCCTATCAGGCAAACCTGAGCGGTTTGGAACGGTTGCGTCAGTATGAATCCACATATGGGACGCTCGATCCTAACTATACGACATCCAATGACGCAAATGCCTTCGGGTTCACCAATAAAGATGAACTCGACAAGTACCTCGACGACCGCTTCCGCGCCGAACGGGCGGGCTACGTCGGCCTCTCTAAAACCCTACCCCGACTTGCAATCGACTACTACAAACGCTTCGGAGAAGAACTGGACTTCGATGAGGTTGAGAAGCTGTCGGTGCAAAAAGGCCTTCCCCCTGACTTAGCCTACAAGGAGTTTATCTCCCCCCGGGTGGAAGCAGAGCAGAAGGCTGCCTTTGAAGCAAAAATAAAAGAGGCCGAGGAACGCGGGGCGCAGAAGGTACTCTCTACGCATCAGCTGCCTATTGACTCCACTCCGAAGGAATCCAGTCCTTTCTTTGATCGAACTGAACCGGTTAAACCGGCTGCCAACGAAATGGAAGCAGACCGGGATTCCCGCAACAGTTTCCTCGAAGGGTGGAACACTTGGGCGGCAGACATCGCAAACAAAAACCGGTCCTAATAGTTAGGACGAGGAGTCAACAATGGCTGAGTTAGACCAGATTACGGTAGCAACACACCGATACATCCGGAAGACTCCTAAGCTCATCGACATGCTCTTTCAGAACGATCCTCTTTTGGCGTACTTGAAGAGTAATGTCAGGGAGACTTATGATGGTGGGCGGTACATAGGGGAGAACTTTAACTAAATGGAGTTCCTTCCACAGTAATGTGGATGACAAAAACCTCTTTTAATTGACTCGAACGCTGAAATGCCAACGAGGGCCAAGCAAGTGATCGACACAGTGAAGTTAGCATGGGCGGCAGGATTCACAGACGGGGAAGGCTACATCGGCCTGACTCGCTGCCTTGACAAGAAGCGGGGGTATTATACTTACCGTGTTCAAATTGAGGTAGCGCAGGTTCATGAGGCTCCTATTCGTCTTCTGCACTCCATGTTTCACGGTGTTGGTAAAGTTCGTCACTATACTAATACTCATCGAGGCTATTGGACATGGCGGGTATTTGGGCAGGATGCTTTAAGGGTTATCTCCCTTCTCCTGCCTTACCTTGTCGTAAAACAAGCGCAAGCTCGATTGGTATTAGAGTATGGGTTCACAACCAGAGTAAAATCAACCAAGGGTACTTGGAAATCTGTACCAGTTGATCTCCGGGAGAAACGTGCTGCACTATGGGCAGCTCTTTGTGAACTCAATGGCGGACGCGCTGTGCAGGCTGAGAGACTAAACAAAGAGGCCCCTACCCTTAACAGGGAGGGTGATGCAATAGTCCGGTCTCATGGGAATATAAACCATGAGAGCACAGCAGAAATGACTGTGCCCCAAACTATTCAATAGCAATAGTGTAATAGTTTGGAGTAACAACTCGCTACTATGACGGCCTGATCGGTGGACCTTACCTGCAGGGTAAGGAGTTCGACATCACGGAACCGCAGGTTGAACAGCAGCTCCAGTTCAACATCAAGTTCTGGCAGATGAACGTCACTCTTTCCAAAGAGGACATTCAGGTTATCAACAAGGGTCCCAATGCGGCTTTTAAGTTGATCGAAAGCCGTATGACCAATGCTTATATGACCATCGGTGCTCAGATGGCCATTGGGCTCTACCTCAACGGTATCAACGCAGGGTACGTTGCCAACTGGAACGGCCTCCCGGAAGCTCTGAACGACAACATCACGGCTTCTTGGGATGGTAATACCTATGGCACTTACGGCACCATCACTCGTGGTGGGGCTGTGGGGAATGCCCTTAACTCCGCCCCGGTCAACGTCAACGGCCCCATCGAGTACAACACCCTCGAAGAGTCCTACTCTGACGCTTGTTTCGGGAATATCGAGCCCAATGTGGGTGTCACCACCCCTCTGTGCTTCTCCTACATCAAGGAGAAGTTCCAGACCCAGCAGAGGTTCAATGACACTCAGGACCCGAAGATCGGGTTCACTGGCTTGAAGTTCAACAGCGCCACCCTGATGCGGTCCCGGTATTGTCCGGGTACCTACATCAGCGGAACCAACGATAAGATCGCCACCACCTACATCAAGCAGATGTCGCTGGGTGCTCTTACCGAATATCCCACCGTCACTGCCGAGACTCTGTGGTGGCTGAATGCGCGTAAGCCTTATGCCAATATGTATCTCAGCAACGACGCTGAGTATGGGCTGGGCTTCACTGGGTTCAAGCCGAGTCAGGGCAACACCAAGGTTGCGGGTCAGGTTCTGGCTGCTGCGGCAGTCACGTTCGCCCCGCGTTATCACAAACAGCTTTACGGTATCACCGGCTAAGGAGGACACATGCCTAACATCAATCGTGATCAGACTGTGTACATCCCGACCGGTAACCCTGACACTTGGTCGGCTGAAACTCTTCAGCGTCCGGGAGAACTGGGGAAGGCCTACGACTACAACGACCGCACTTACCAGAGGGTGAAGCTGGACTCCGGGGCTACTGCCGCCAACACTGTTGGTGCGGTGGCTGCCAACCAGCTCGCGTTCTGGAAGGATCGGGCTAACTACCTTGTCACCAATGACAAGCGGCAGGCCGAAGGTGGTTCGTTGGGTACCAACGCCTTTGCCAACTCCGTTGCGGGTATCTTCCGCAGCGCGGTTACGGCAGGGCGGTACTGTGACATTCTGGTTCGGGGGCGCAACATTGCGGTCTCTGATACCAACGATGTCGCAGTGGGTGAAACCCTGATTGCCGACATTACTGCCAACACCGCAAAGGCGGCTGGAGAAGGCGTAGGAACTGCTCCTACCTACACTCCTATTGGTAGGTGTAGAACAGCCTCTGCTGCCAACGTGTGCTACGCTGACATCGACCTAACCAACATCCCGTAAGGAGGTGACGTATGGCTGCCGCTGTTACAGTGGATGATGGTTACCCTAAGGTCAACGTCAACGGTTCCTTCCGCGAGTGGTATTATAAGTTTGACATCGCTGCGGATGGGGATTGGCTTGATGTGCCTATGCGGACCGTCGATAATGTTACGTTTGTTAATGACGCTAATGCTACCGGGGTTGCGGTTGCTTCTACTGCCATTACGGGAATGAAGAGCCGTATTACCTTCGATACTGCCGGTGCTGTTACAAACGTCCAGTGTCGGGTTACCGGACACTAATAGTTAAGCGGGGGAGTACCTATGGCTCTGGATACGTATACAAGTATTGCGGGTAAGGTGCTCCTCCGCTGTCCTATAGCTGGCCCCCTCTTGGCACGGGACTGGGTTGCTAATGCGTTCAGGCAGGTTGCTGAACGCAGGCCGTGGTCTTGGCTGCAGAAGCAGGGGCAGTTTATTCTCCCAGCCCTTTACAATACGGGTACTGTCTCCCTAACTCAGGGGAGTGATACTGTCACGGGAACGGGTACCGTCTTTACCACTTCCATGGTAGGGAGACAGTTTAGGCTCACCAATGTTACTCCCATATACACCATTACTGATGTAGATGAAGTAGCACAGACGCTTACACTTGATTTAGTATGGGGAGCGGATAGTGCCACTGATAGTGGTTATGAGATTTACTCTGCCTACGTCTCCCCTCCCTCGGACTTCAACTATCTCATTACCGTCTGGGACCCCCGCTTCAACTGGCAGCTACACCAGAACATTAGCCAAAGGGAACTGAATACATGGGATGCTCAGAGGAGTAATAGGGGGCAGGCTTACCTTGTGGCGCAGAGAGACTACTACACACCTACAGGCGAAACTGTACCTTTACCACGTTTTGAAGTTTGGCCTCACGTTACATCCGCATACGTATTACCGTTTATGTATGTAGCAAGGGCAACTGATTTACAAGATGCTGGGGCTACTTTACCAAGATATATCAGGGGAGACATCCTCCTTGAACTAGCCATGGCTGAGGCTGCCAGTTGGCCGGGACCTTCCATAGAGAAGGTTAACCCCTACTACAACTTAAAACTTGCCCAAGCACACCAGAATAAGGCAGAATTTATGCTGGCTGAGCTGGAACGTCAGGACGAGGAGATTGCCCTGATGAATGTTCAGTATGACTCAATAACAAGGCTTCCTTGGGCTCCCCTGCCTATGGATGCGAACTTCTGGCAGAAACATGCCTTTTAACAAGGAGTAAGTTATGGCAAAGAATGGATTTGTGAACACCCCGATGGACATGATCGCCACCCCGCCTTCCAACAACAAGGGTGGGCCGGGGGTGTATAACGGCGAGAATCAGGGTCCTTTCTCTGGTTATAAGAGGACCTCCTCTGCAAATGCTGTCCCGGAGAAGATCTATGATGGAGAGATTCCCACTACGGGTAAGGGTGAGGTTTGCCCTAGTAAGCTGCCTAAAAATATTTAGGTGGTGTAGAAGTAATTCTGAGGCTCTTGTACTTATACTATGTAAGTAGGGAGCCTCGTTTACAATAAGGAGGAGTTATGGCTTTTGAGGATCTGTTTAAGGTATACCCTAACAAAAACGCCGAACTCCGGGCTGCCGCCAAGGTGGCCTATGAGTTTGGAGATACCATCGCTCAGGAACCTTCGGCTGGGACTAGCATCGGCCTCAACGAGCACGCGCTCAAGCGTCAGGCTACCTATGTTGATACCATGGTCGGCTACATCGAAGCCCTCCATAAACGTCCCACGCCTGATATGCCCTATGTCCATCCTACCCGGTTCGACATCGACTTGAGTAGGCCGTACAAGCAGTTCACCAAGGATGGCATTCCTATCAACGAAGATACTGAGTTGCTTGCTCAGTATTGGATGATCTGTGCTGTTGAGATGGCTGCTTCTCAGTCTGCTGGTATGGCTGGGTCGCTTCTCGACGCTGACTACAACAGGATCAGTAATCATCTGGGTGTCATCAAGCAGTTCATTGAGGAGATGGAGACTCGTGAGTATCCTGACCTTCCCGAGACTGCCTTCCCCGGTGCAGAGTTGGAAGTTCCGGGAGTGAAAGCGAAGTAGTTAGGTTCAACGTCTGGCCTGTTATCGAAGGGTAATGGGCCAGACGTAGAGGAGGTTATACTGTGCGTAGAATCCTAAGCCTCTTAATTTTGTGCAGCGCGTTTTTATTCAACCCGGTTGGCTTTTCTCAGGAGGAAGGTATGCCAGCGTATGTTCTTTTCAAGATGACCCCCGGAGTCGACCCTGATAGTGAGCAGCAGTTCCAAGCCGGGTGGCCGATTGCAGTGAGGGCGCAAAGCCAGTATGGCGGGAAACAGGTGCTGCCCAATTTCGGCCAGATCGTCATCACCGACGCGACCGTGAAACAGGTTGAGGACGCCTACATGATCCCGTGGCACAGGGCGATTGACTGGGAGTTTGTTTCTCATGATTGGGCTGCGGATGCCCATGTGCTGAGGGTGTTCACAGCAGATGGTGTTTCCGCCAGTATGAAAGGTGCCCTCACCCGTGAAGAGGTTGAGACCTTCCTCAATAAATGGGGCGCTGAGGTTATTGACATCTCCTCGAACGAGGTTCGGTTTTCTGCCACCGTTACTGACGCTATTAAAAGTGAGGGGTTCTGGGGCAGAACTGTTCCAGCGGGAATCCTTACCGAAACTGCTTACGATCAGGTGACTGGAGTTCACACTACCAGACTTGACTACGGCACGCTTCCCATCGGCATTAATAAACTCGCCGCCATCATCACCGAAAACGGTTGTGTGATAACCACACATAAACCTGCACAGAAATGGGGGCTCTTCACCTGCGGTAGGGATACTGTCTTTGCGCAGTTTAAACAGAGCGTGAAGATGGCTCTTGACGGCCAGTTCTCCCTACGTCGATGGAGACTCCCCGCTGCCGCGATCCAGATGATCATTGATGCAGGCGGGAGCCTCACGGTGACCAAGTCCCAAGTGATGGACGCGATCAAAAACAGATTGGACGACTAGGTAATGGCGACTGAAGTCACAGTCATTGTCGATCCTGATGGTGGGGCTGGGTATGACTATACCAGCCTCGCAGCTGCCATTGTAGGAGAGGCTCGGAATCTCGTCACCGCAGATGAGCAGCTTACGATCAAGTGTAGATGTACAGGCGGAACTGCGGACGGGGCGGCGACGGTCGATGGTTTCACGACCGATGCAACACGGTATGTGAAGATTTGGACTGATCCGAGTGAGAGCTACCGTCACACGGGGACGTATCCGAGCGGGAACAAGTATCGGATCGAGGTTTCAAACGAGTCGGGGATAGCGATCCGTGACGCCAATATTGAAATTATAGGCATTGCCATTCAGGCTACCGACACAGGGAATAGCAACACCCGGGGCATCTTAATCACTACTGGCAGCGTTGGAATCAAGATCGACAAATGCTTCATCAAGGGCATCTGTTCGGGGACGGGCACCGGTTATGGGATTTACGCGTTCGCTTCCACGGCGACGGTTCATGTGACAAACACGGTCGTTCGGGGGTGGATAAGTGGCTCCGACCAGCATTATGCTGGGATCTACCTTTATTCCGGCACTCCGTATATCTACAACTGCACAATTAACCGGTGCTATCGTGGGGTTTCCTCCTATAATGCTGGCACCCACACGATCAAGAATTGCATCTTTTTTAACAACATCGACGATATCTATACCAGCGGCGCTACTCAGGTAATCGACTACTGTGCCTCCGACGATCTCGACGGCACCAACCCGGTAGACATCAGTCCAGGAGCAACCGAAGCAGACGATTGGGCAGCGTGTTTCACCGACTACGCCAACGGGGATTTCTCCCTCAAGAGTACTTCCGTTTGCATCGGTGCTGGCGTAGACGATCCCGGCAGTGGCCTCTACTCCGACGACATCCTCGGCAACGCTCGTACCAGCCCGTGGGACATCGGTGCATTTGAGTATGTGGCAGGTGGTAGTTCATTAACAGTAAATGTACCCGATGCTTGGTCTACCCTTAGTGATGTATCAGGAGAGGCTCCCCTACTTACTGCACAGCTTACATTCTCACTATTAACCTCCGATGACCTTAATGGTTGGTCTGATCTTATTGAAGTAGATTTAGCCATTGCAGCTGCAACCCCCCTGACTGTTTCCATCCTAGATGACCTTAATGAATGGGCAGATTCTACCAATGTTCGCCAATACTACTACTCTATCCTTTCCGAAACTTGGGAACTTCTCGACGATTCTTCTGCTGCAAGGCTTGCTCTACTAGCCTCTTTCCAAGATGACCTTAATCTCTGGGAAGACTCCATAAATGTTGACACCTCTGCATCCTATCACCTTACCCTTACCGATGCTTGGGAACTACTAGACGACTCTCTAGCAGCACGATATACCTTTGCTGTTTCCCTGCAGGATGACCTTAATCTTTGGGCTGACACACTTGACTTCAGTACAAATGGTGGGTATAGCCTCACCCCTACCGATAGCTGGGGTACCTTAAACGACTCCCTCACCCTTTACCTAGCTTCCCCCAACCTTACCCTTTCCTTCTCGGATAACCTCAACAGTTGGGAAGACTCCACCTTACTTGCTCTTTACCATAGAGTAGCCAATACCGACACATGGGAGCTCCTTGAAGACTCCCTTGATGTTGACCTCCTAACACCTACTGTCTCCCTCTCAGTAAACCTGTCAGACTCTCTGGAAGGGTGGGCTGATGATTTTGGCTTTGCCTTCACAGCTAGTCATAGTGTTGGTTTAGTAGATTCCCTCACTATACCGGCAGATGGCTTCGATACATTTGCCAACCTTAACCTTGTCCTTATGGATCATCGGCCTACCATTGAGGATAACCTTTTCATTAACACTATGAGGGAAGCTATGTACTCCTACGAGACCTTCGCACAACTCAAAGCTCAACTTGCTGCTCGGCTCCATGATACTTCCAAAGTGTTTTGGCCCGATGCCGAATTAACAAGTATCCTCCAAGAGACCTTCCGTACCTTCTCCCTGCTTACGTGGCACTGGAGAGAACAGGGTACCTTTAACACCATCCCCGGTACAGAGATGTATGACATAGCTACGGAACTATCCTCCCGACTAGGACATACCCTTACTGACCGGAACCTCATTAACGACATCCAATACCACTTCCAAGAAGACCCCACTGCAGATTGGGCTGCGGGATGGGCAGGAACTGCTATGTTCTCCATGGATGACGTAGCCCATTGTCTGCAGAAACGCCGCAATAAATTCCTTGCCGACACAGGGTGCTACATCACCAGAACTGTAGCAGATAGTGGGGGGCCAATCGGAGGGAGAATCACCCTTGCCGATAACATAATCGACGTTCGCCGGGTGGCTCGGAACAACTCTGGTGTAATGACTAACCTTTGGAGGGTGAATGAAGAGGAGTTAACGGCTTTCGATACCAGCTGGGCTGCTCCTGCTGCCCAAGATCCAACTGAGTATTCTGTCATGGCCGCCCCTCCCCTCACAGTTCAACTAAGCCCTGCCCCCTTAGCTGCCGCTACCCTTGACATGTTAACCGTCTCAGCCGGATCTGACTTCACTCCCACAGTATCTGCCACCGTAGTAGGAGTCCCAGATGACATGGCTTGGATTGTAAAGTGGGGTGCCATGGCTGACCTGCTGCTGAAGGATGGCCCAGCCAGAGACCCTGAGAGAGCCAAATACTGTGAGGAGCGGTACCAGCATGGGGTAGCCCTCGCGCGCCTCGCTACGCCCATTGTACAGGCCAGAATCGGCTCCCTCCCTCTCACCGTCTGCGCCCTTGCCGAGCTGGATGCCTACAGTCCGGGGTGGCAGTCTCACACAGCTGCCCTCCCTACAACCCTTGCTACTGCCGGGATGAACTATATCGCCCTCGATCCTCCTCCAAACATTGGGGTTGCGGTCTACCTTGATGTAGTCCAAAACGCTCCGGTACCCTCTGACGATGCTGATTTAGTTCAAATAGGTCGGGAAATGGTCTCCACCATTCTTGATTACGCCGTGCACCTTGCTATGTTTAAAGTAGGTGGGGGTGAATGGCAAGCAACTACACAACTTATGGAACAATTCCTCTTGATGTGCGGGAACTACAATAAGAGAATGGAGGCAGCTTCTAGATTGTGGAAGGATATGCATAGTGTGACCAACTACGAAGAGGCTACCAGACGGCGGATGAAGACGGCAGGGGAACCCAGAACACCTGAAAACTGGGGCTATGGTAAACCGGGAGGGAAATAATGAGTCCTGACTTCAAAGTTCAACGGGATACCAACCGGTTCTTCTGTTTGGGGATGGACCTTAACCGCCCTATTGATGAACTTAAACAGCTAAAGTATGCCCTTCTCAAGAATGTCAGGGCATACCAGACTGGAAGGTTGGAGGCTCGAAAAGGTCTCTCACTTATTGGTACCGTAGATGGAGCTGTACATAGTATCCGCCGCCTCAATGTCCCCCGCACCGGTGCATGGACTAGAGTGATTGGTTCCGGTGAGAACCTCTCCATAGGTCAGGGACCCTTTACCCAAATAGATACCGGTTACAGTGGCAACCCCCTTGCTCTTGTACCCTACCGCCCTTCCCAATCCCCTGATCCATGGATGTATGTCATGGATTCCAATAAGCACATTAAGGTAAACGTAGACGGTACCTTACATTCTGTAGGTCTTCCCCCACCTACTTTACCTCCGGTGATTGGCAGAGGGGGCGCGGCAGGTACATTTGTGTTTAAGGAAGTTTTCCCTGCAGTGATGGACGCTGCAGGGTGGGCATCAGGACCTGCGTTTGTGGGAGATATGAGTGGGGGAAAGCACACCGTTACCAATATCCAAGCTATAACCTATGATTCAGGTACCACTGGTTGGTGCACTATCCAACCCGGAGTAATGACTGGCATTGTTCGTAATATGCTCTTGTACCTGTACAGCAATGATTTGGGGTCAGAAGAGGATGTGGTGGTAACTGCCATTAGTAATGGCTTCCCTACATCTACTACGATTGCATCTATAGCCACCCTTCCCTCCGGGCAAAGTTCTATTACCCTAACAGATATTACCAATGGCTTGGAAGCCTATGGGATGTTGGAGAATACCACTAAAGGGGAGTCCGCCTTAATGACTTCCATCATCAGTGGCTCCGATGCAGTACAGACGATCCTATGTACTCCCCCAAGTTCTTGGAATGTTGGGGATACAGTTTATGTACGTAGCACCTTCAGGTGTTACGCTACTAAGACTCATAGTGTTATGGGAGCGGTTCGTAATTGGAGTCTTCGTCAGCACACCAATATCACTGAGGACTTAGCGTTACCCTTAACCGGTTACGCGACCTCCCCTAAATTCAACCCTGCCCTCGACCTCTCCCGGATTACAACGGATATTTCTACCACTCCAGACTCCTACATCGCTATCAACCTCTCCTTGACTCATCCTGCAGATACAACCTTGGTCAAGATCATGTTTGGGTGTACTGATACAGCTGACCAAGATAAAAAGTTTGACACTGATTACTTCTACGCTACCTTCACTCCTGACCAACTTACCGAGCCCGGAGGACTTAAGGTTAAGCTGGCGGAGTTTTCCCAAATAGGTAACCCCTCTTGGAAGAACATCTACTACTTCCAACTTGAGACTAGTATCAGGGAACCTGTTAACTATGATGAGCGGGAGGAATGGGATAATATCCATACCTATACTTATTTGCACTCCGTTTACCTTACTGGCCTCTCTGGCCCAGATGCTGGTGATTTCGGGGCTGGTTACCGATACCGTTATAGAGCTCGAACTTCCTCCACTGGAGTGGTAAGTAATTGGTCCCCAGCAACAGTTGAAGAATACGACCTCCTTGGAGAGGCAGTTACTGTTTCTGCCCCACAGCAGTATACGGCTGCGGTAGAGGTAGATAAGTTGGATTTTCAACGCAGGGGAGGATCTCTACCAGAGGATTGGTACTACATAGGGTCTGTAGATAACACTGTAGTTCCTACTGGGTTTGAGGATAAATATCCTGATGATGTCATTGTAGCTAATCCTTCAGAGGGACAGGTTCATTATCAGTTGTGGCCCATTATCGGAGCACCTGTATCAGGTACAGGGGCAACGGTTACTGGAGTGCTAGTAGAAGGATCTGGGTTCTCTACAGATTGGGCTTCTGATACTCCCATACGCATAAATGGTGTCTGGTACACCATCTACCAAGTTTATTCCTCTACTTCTTTACAGATTTACGAAAGTGGTGGGACACAAACCAATGTCAGTTGGGAGATTCCAGAACCTATTCTTCAAGGTCAACCTATGCCCTGCTTCTGGGGACCCCTCAACGAAACCTTCTTCGGCTGCGGAGATCCTGTTAACCCCCAAAGGTTATACTGGACCAACCCCGGAGATGCCGACACCACCAGACAAACAAACTGGTTGGATATTACCACCCCTTCCGAACCTCTTATGAATGGGGTAATTTACAATGGTAGATGTTATGTATGGAGCAGCGAGAGGTTCTTTCAGGTTCTCCCGGAGTCACAGGATGAATCAGGGGCGGTAACAGGTTGGAATTACGTGGAGATCCCCTCTGGTAAAGGACTCTGGGCAAGGTGGGCCTTCACCAATCCCCAATCCATCCCCGGTGATGTTCTCTTCTTCCTGAGTAAGGATGGGATCTACGGGACTGACGGGGGTTCACCTTCTGACATTACCGCCGAAGACCTTCGCCCTTTATTCCCTAATGAAGGTAATATAGGAGAGGACATCAACACAGTCCCGGCTCCCTTTATGGTTCCGGGAGCAGGGGCTCAGTTCCGGCTCTCCTACTACGATGACTACCTCTACTTTGATTACCCAGATGATACACTCGCCATAGAACTGGCTGTGGTATTTGCTGACGACATGAACAACTGGGGAGATGATGTAAATACCCCGATTCTACAAGCTACATTTACCGAGACTCTATGGTTCACGTTAGGTGATGGTGTAGCTATGACAATGACATGGCCGGGTAGTGGATTCCTTGACGATTTAGATACGTGGGCTGATGGGGTAGATGGAGGAGTAACCTAATGGGATTATGGGATAATGTATACGGAAGCTGGCCCCTGGAAGAAGCAGGTGGTACTAGGGAAGACGCTTCTCCCAATGGTAGAGACCTATCTGAGGTAGCGGGGTCTTTAGGCTCTGCGGCAGACGGGATATTTGGGGGAGCTTGTGCTGAATGGACCTCTGCTACAGCGGGGGTATCTTTAGTTGGTATTCATGATGCTATAGATACAACCAATGGCATGACAATGGCTATATGGTACAGGGCTGTCACTCCACCTGGAGAATGGAGAGGCTCGACAGGTACGCTACTTTATAATAGGTTCTTCTGTGATTTCCATATGCCTGATGGAGACTGGGGCAATTACTTAGAGATAGTAACTACAGCTAGGGGGGCCAATGGTGCTCTTAATAACATTGATATGTATGCCTACGCTGCAGATGAAAGCGGGGGATACCAAGGAGTTGATAGAAACTACCATGAAATGAGCAATCGGTGGTGTTTACTCGTAATGCGTGTAGAGAATGGGGAAACAATCACCTACACACTAAACACCAACCCAGTTGATGTAGACATAGATGATGATACCCCTTTGTCCTTCCCTGCTTCTACTATGGGTCGAGTAACGCTTGAGACCAGCTTTTATGAGAGTGGGGCTGTTCCTAATATGGGGACAATCCAAGCCAACGGCCTTACCATTTGGTCTAAGATTTTAACTGCAGCAGAAGAGAGAGAATACTACAATGGAGGTCAGGGAATTAAATATGGGGAAACGGGCGACCCTGAGGAGCTTATCCTGCCCGAGCCCATTGTATGCTGGAACTGTGATACTAAGGCAATAGGGGATTATCACTACGACAACTCCTATTATGCAGATTACGCCTCGATTAGGAATAAGTTGTATGATTTAACTACAGAGTACGTAATCAACTTGGCTATACCAGATCCCATAGTTCGCTTGGTTGCCCATGATAGTGAAGGGTTAATTGGAGAGTGCGCCCGAGGTGATCTTAATTCATTCCCGTTATACTCTATAGCTTCGCCTAATCCTAGCGTTTCTACGAGCAAAGTCTTAGGCTCTGGCACTTATATCCCCGCACAAGATCAGGGTATGACCATATCTTGTTGGTTGAGGTATAGGGAAGACTATCCATATAGTGAAGAATTCCCCTATAGTACAGATCCAGGCCGCGTATCATTTACCTTTATGTGGGGAGATTACGGTAATAAGGTCTCCAATACGCTTGATCTATATCGAGGAGGCCCGTCTGTTTATCCCGTTCCGGGGGGACCTATATATAGTAGAAAATACGTCACTCCTGCTTGGGACTTAAACTCTGATGTTGGGGATGGTAGTGGAGATTTCTCCGGTTATATAGATGGAGAAGCTAATGATCTGCAGCCCGGAGATTGGATGCACTATGTTCTGCGTATAGGGGATGAGCTTTCCAGCATCTTTATTAATGGCGTAAAGCTTGCAGAAAGTGGTGCTACACCAGAGCTGCATAACTACTTCAATAAAACTCATCTGTATAATGGGTTTTACTTTATTCAGCAGTTTTTCTCTGCGGACATAGATACTACATTTAATGATTACGTAAAATTAGACCAGATAAGCATCTGGGCAGGTGACCTTACTGATGAAGACATCTTAAACTTGTACAATGATGGTGCCGGTGTAGGGTGCTCTTCAGAGCCTCCCCCACCTCCCCCTCCTTATACTACTGAGCGTAATACTCTTGTTCGCGTAAAAGATTTAATGGAAGGTAGAGGAGGATGGTTCTACGATGTCTACAATCCAGGTATTTTAGTTCATTATGGAGAAGAGGGAGCCAATATACACTCTATCCTTTGCGGGGGGTCTGATGGTGGGGTATATCTGATGGCAGGTACCTCAGATAATGAGGAAGATATTCCTTGTCAAGTTACTACAAAACATCTTGATATGAATGACCCTAGACACAATAAGTTGTTTGGGGATGTTATGTTGGATTGTAATACCAATTCAGTAGCAGTCACAGCTACTCCCCAATTCGACAATGCCTCTACATCTGCCCCGGCTGTCACAGTAACCAACGCTGCCAGAGCACAGGTTCCCGTACCGGTAGGGAGTGATTGGGTGGTAGCCCGAAACATCTCCCTTGATATCCAGTGGAATACCAACGGAGCTACCCCTTACCTGTACATATGGGAACCCCGATTCACAGAAGTAGGTACCAATGTCTACGCTTACAGTTGGTCTACCTCCTACCTGACTCATGGGTTTCCGGGATACTTCTACCATGGTTACCTATACCTACGGCATGTTTCAACCGCTGACTTAACCTTCACCATCACCGATGAGGATGGGACACTTCTCACTGCTACTACCATTGCCCACACTGGCGGCCTTGATCGAAAGGATTTCATCCGCCTACCTGTATGCAAGACTAAACTAGCTAAGTATTCCTTAACCAGTTCAACGCAGTTCAAGGTAGATGGAGAGGAATCGGAACTACTTGTAAAACCATGGGGTAAGGGTGCAGAATGGACCCATATGAAGATCTTTAAGGATGTAGCTATAGGGGAGGCGCAATAGTATGGCGAGACATTATCCATCAAAAAATGATCTAGACAGGCCTGATAAAATGGAACGTGTGGTACGGGATATTTATGATCGTATCTATAAGCAATCAAAGACTATACCGGTTAAGTCAGGTCCAAAACGGATCGATATCTATACCGGTAAGGTCATAGAATCATCTACTACGTCTATACCGTAAGCTGTCGGTGTAGCAAAGGCCTTGATACAAGGCGTATTTGATTTATTCTAAAGTATAAGTAAGGAGGTTATCATGGCAAACTGGGGTGGGGGATTATCAGGGGCAGCTTCCGGGGCTCAATTAGGTTCTGCGTTTGGCCCATGGGGAGCAGGTATCGGGGCTGCCATCGGCGGTATCGCTGGCCTCTTTGGGGGTGGCAAGAATCCCCAAGAACAAATGGCCCTTGAGCAGATGAGAGCCCAGATGGAGAGGTCCAACCAGTTCTGGAAACAGGCTCAGGGTCAGATGGGGGCTGCCCAACGCTACTTTGCTCCCATTGCCGGAGGGAGCCGTACAGCCGCTTTCCAGTCTATGGCCCCTGAGATCACTTCAGCGACCCAAAGGTTGGATGCTGGGCGTACCTCCCTGCTTAACCTCGCCGGACGCAGTGGTGGGGCTTCTATGAGGCTAGATCCCTATGCCAAGGGCTCTATGGCTACCTCCCTTCTCATGCGCGCCAGACCTGAAGCCGCTAAGGCCATGATGCAGATGGCAGGAACCACTGGTGGGTGGGCTCAGAATCAGGGCGGGATCGTACCTACCGCTCTGGAGCAGTCTAGATGGCAGCAGGAACGGCAGGATAAGGAAAGTACTGCTACTTACAACATCCTCAGTCGTCTTGCTAGCCAAGGGGGCGAGTGGTGGAAGAACAGGAATAATGGAGGCGGAGAAGCTAGTATGAACTTAGGGGGTGGTGGTAATACTAGCGGTGGGTTTACCTTTGGCAACCTGAACATCGACCCTACTAAGTGGCGGTAGCCCTAATACTTGGAGGCAAGTTATGGGATGGATGCATGGTTTTATAACCCGAGCTGGAGAGGTCGCGCATGAGCAGGATATGCTGGAACTGCAGCAAGCCGCTGACCAGAAGAAGAATCTTTATGACTTCTACACCAAACTAGTAGACCACCCTGACCTTATGGAAGAGCGGCGTCCTGAACTCTTTCAATCTATGCAGCGGCTACTGCAGATTCCTGCCGGGAAGAAGATCCCCAAGGACCTCTACCCTGAATCCCTCCTCTCTCGTGGGCGCATGTTCTATGACTACAATGAGCAATCAGCCAGATCGGCAGAACGCGCTGCTTTAGCGGCACGTAGAGAGCAGGAAGAAACCCTGCCCGGGCAAGAAGCGAGTCAAATACGAGTTGGGTATGCTGGTCAACATGGTACCGCTTACCCTAGGGAGGACATCACAGGAGCTGAGGCTCAAGGCAGAGGGGCTTCTGTAACCTCAGGGGGACTCCCTATCAACCCTGAGGGGTCATATAACTACCAACGCTACAGAGACGCCTCTGACCTCCTGCGCCAATATGGTATCCCTGCTACTCCTATGGAACCCCTTCTTGCAGAAGACCCCACTACATCCGGGGCTTCTGGTGTGACTGTTGGGTATCATCGCTGGGTTGATCCTACGACAAGGAATGTTATTGAAACCCCAATACTTATAGATAAAGCATCAGGTACAGCCCAGCCCATTACCGATGTTAACGGGAACCCAATAAACAGAGTTCCCGGTGCCTCTTACTTCCCTAATGTATCTGGTACCACCACTAAACGTAACGTGCTCACCGGCACTAGTCAATCAGAGCGGACAACAGCACGCCAGATTGAAGGGCCTGCAACTGCTCTACCTCCTCCACAATCCCCCCAAGGAATGCCCACACCCATTCCTGCGCCCCCTACCGATTCTATAGCTCCTACCGCTCCTACCGCTCCTGCCCTTGAAGGAGAACCTACTGGAGAACCTATGGCTCCTGCGCCGGGCCAATCCCCAGCTATGGTTGCAGATACTTCTCCTGTATTCCCCTCTCCATACCCACAGGCAGTAGCTACTCCTCCTCCTCCTACTACTACCATCATCCCCGGTATGGCTCCCACTCATAGAAGCTCTCAGGAGTTCTTCAACAGTGTAGCTGTCGCGGATGCCAGTGTACCTAAATCCCCATTCGCTAAAACTATGGCTGAACTGCGTAAGGCATCTGAAAAGATGGCAGCCTCTCCTCTTAACGCAGAGTACTTCAGCATGGATGAGCTTGCTGCCATTCCTTCAGTTATCAACGAAACAGCTACTGACGCTAGAACGAAGGCAGCACAGGAATCTGTCAGGGATGCTCGAACTGGGATGTATAATCTCCTTAACTACTACCCCTCTGACTTCCATGAAGACCAAATTCAACGTATCAAACTCCCTTCCCAATATGCTGGTAACCGGGAAGAAATCCAGCAGGCTATCCGTAACCTCCTCGATAACCCCTTACTAATTGACGATCCCTATTATCGTGGGGAACCCGGAATTATTATCAAAACCGCTATGAACTCTGTAGGTATCCCCATACCTGCTAAAGTAGGGGCGCAGCAAGCCGACACCGCTTCCTTTGGTTTAATGACTCTCGAAGCTATCCGAGGGTTACGGCAGCTCTTGCTTCAGTCCATGTTGAAGCATAATAAGAACATTTACACTGGCGTTATCCAAGGCCGCCTCAACGAAGCCTTTGCCAAGATGGGTACCATTCCTTGGATGGACACTGTAGACAGGGCCATTGCCCAAGAGATTATTACCAGAATTCAGTACTTTGTGGTAATGGAAGCTAAGGTGCTTATGGGTTCCCGGCCTGCACTGGCATGGGCTCAGCAGTTAAAGGAAGTCAGTGCACAGCCTCAGATGAGACTTCATGAGTTTCTGGGTGCACTTAATGGTGCTGAATTCCACGCCCGTAACGCTATTAAAGAAGCAGCGTACCCTCGTTGGGGAGCACGAATCCATGAAATGGATACAGCTCCTAACGCCCCCTACATGCCCGGGGGAGCTAGGGTTGGGGATATTCGAGTTAAGAAATCTGATCAGCGGATGCAGATTCTCCGCAAGGAAAAATCTACTGGCCGATTGGTATGGCACTATATCAATACAGCAGACCCCACTACAGGTAAGCTGCAAAACACCATACCTGACCTCTCCCCTGATGGCATAGCTTGGGACCCCAGAGCTAGAACCATGGGAGAGGCTGGGGGGCTTGAAGCCACTCCTCGTCGTGGGCAGGGTGGAGACCGCCGAGTGCGAATCCCTATACCCCCGAAAGAAAAGAAAGACGAAGAAAAGAAAGAAGAAGAAAAGAAAGGCTTGTAATCAGGAGGTAAACCATGGGCGGGTTCACAGCTCCACCTGTAGAGTACAACCCAGAGGATTGGGAAGGTGATCTGTACTCCAGTGACATCGAAGATCAGCGGCAAGCTATCTTGGAAGCTGAGCAAACTCGTAGGGCCAATGACCCTGCGCGGACAGCCATTAGGCGTGGGGGAGCCTTCGCCCGTAATTATGTAGCCCCTGCCATGGGTGCTATTGCTGGTGGAGCAGCTACCACTGCCTTATTCCCTCGTGCTGGCGCAGGCGCGTTACCCATAGGGTCTGCAGTTGGAGCAGGAGTTACCAACCTTATGCTCCAAGGCTTAGACAAGGTAGTAGGCCACGTTACAGATAATGAAACCTCCCCTTTATCATGGGCAGATGCCCTTAGAGCTACAGGAGAAGGATTCATTGGCGGGGGAATGGGCGGGACCATTGAAGGACTACTGGCCAAGCGGGCTCAACAGGCTGGAATTGGCGGAATTAACACTAGACTCCGTAGCCCCATCCCCGGGCAGTCTTCGCGCTTTCAACTCCCTGAGGTGGCTTTTCTTAGCACAGGTAGATACACCCCTGCCCAGATGTCAGGGATGGGGTCTTTACCTGCTGAGCTTCCTAAGTTCAATGCCTCAGGCGTCCCCTTTGTAAACCGCCGTTACACCCCTATCATCCCCCAACATATGCAGGAGGCTAGACAAGGGGCGCAGTTAATGGAACGAGTGGAGACAGGAGCAGGAGCAAATCCATACGGTAGCGCAGGGCGTGCCAATCCTGCAGACTTATCCTCTCGGCTTCGGGGTAACATAGTTAGAGAACGCATGGCCTTGAAGGATGCTGCCCGGGAGCGAGGGTATTCCAGAGTAGATATGGTATTGAGGCACCCCAACAATGTAGCCCCTCCGGAAAGCGTTGAAATAGGGGAGAAGATGGTTGAGGCTGGAGTGGATGCTGACGGGAATATTATCTGGGGAATCCAAAAGATCTTCAACGAATACCCCATTGAATCTCCCTTTGACATGCGCCCTTATATAGGGGCCTTTGAGAAGATGAAACATGATGCTGCCCTCCGCAGGCTTCCTGCTGACGGGCGTGTTATGAAATTCCTCGACCAACTCACCGACCCTAACCGTGATTGGTACGTCCCCCTGGACGTAGCTTATTCTGACTATTCCCAAATGGTCAAATTAGCTACACCCGCCGCAGGTAAAGGAGCTACACCTATTCAAAGGGAAGCAGCCAAGATAGCTGCTCAGATGAAGAAGTACCTTGATGAAGCATTAGAAGACTACGCTCAACAGGCTGAGATGGTTAAGGACCCTAAAATTGTCAAGCGTTGGCAAGAGCAGGGGCGCAAGACATGGGGTGGAATGAAGCAGCTCTATGAAGGCGAGTCTGGGACGAGGATAGCTAGAACCCTTCGTTCCCAGAACATCAAGACTATCTTGGGCAAGAACGACTCCAATGCCCACCAGATTCATTTGATGATTAAGCAATTAGGGAGGTCAGGTACATCCAACTTGTGGAAAGCCCATTGGACCCAATCTATTATGGAGGCTAAAAGAGGTAAAACCATAGACCCGGAAGCCTTTGATAAGTTGATCAACCGCCCCGGTAATTTCACTATGGATACCTTAATAGCTCGACTACCTAAAGGGAATATGGTTGCCCCTATTGGTACTCAAGCAGTTAGAAACGCCGCCTCCCAGATGCATGAGCATATTCTGCTTAACCAAGACTATGGACTTTGGTTTAGGCTGTCCCCGCGTACCCGTAATATCATGGCAGGCGGAGATCGGGAACTCCTCTTCGATTTGAATAGCTTCTACCAACAAATGGTAGACTCTACCGAAGCTGCTATTGCACAGGGTAAAGATCCTGCAATCAAGGTAGCTAAAACATTAGAGGCAGTTATCCCTGCCATATCCCGCATGGCCACTCCCCCGGGTAAAACAGGTGTGAAGAGGCGGTGGGTGATTACCATGTTGGGGAGGTTACTATCTGGAACCATGGGGCGGCACAACGTCAGAACATTCCTCGATGCCTTAAAGGGTTCTCCTGCCCGTATGGCAGTCCCCGCTACTATGGCGAGTAGACAAGGGATACATGATATAGTAGTGAAGTGGAAGGATAGCCCCACTACTGAGGAAGGCACCCCTCTATTGGATCTTTCACCAGAAGAGCTTGAATATTAGGAGCAGCTATGGCTACTAACCCGTTAATACCTCCTCCGCCCTATGCACCTCCTACTCCTGAGGATGCGTCCCCTCTTATCCGCTCTTTACTGGAACGGCAGAGGCTGGGAAGATTGGGTCAGACTGTACCTATGGAGCTTGAGCCTACACAAGGTATCCCTCTTCCTCAATCTCCAGCCACCCCTGCTCCCCATGAACTCCTCCCCGCTGGGATGGCCCCTACTCCAACACTGGAATCGCCTGTCCTAACCCAAGAGGATGCTGCCCAACGCTCTCCCCTTGAATTCCCTATCTTCCCCATTGACTTCGCTAAAGCTGCGGAGCAGGAGATGGGGAAACAGCTCGACGGCACCCCTCTACCGGGGATGCCTCCTACACAGCGTAGTGGACTGGAGCAAGCTATCATTGGGATGACCTCTGGGGTAGGGGACCTGATGAACTTTCTCAACACCCCCACAGGTGTTGCCTTCTCTGCCCTTGGCCCCGGCCTCCAAGCTCTGTCCAGATCCACAAGCGTTCCTGCCCATATTCTACTGAACCTCACCAAGATGGGCTTCACTACCATGGGGATTCAGCAGGTAATTGACGCTGCCCCTGCGGCCCAGAGGTCCTTTGAGCAGGGAAATATTCAGGAAGGTACACGACAACTTACCCACGTACTTATGGGAAGTGGAATGGCTATACCCGGAGCTACAGTAGGGTACCCTGAGGGGCTTACCATGCCTCGGGTTCCTGAAGGTATCCGTAACCTTGGGGAGCAGGGCAAAGCCACAATGAGAGGAGCCGCAAACCTTGGCCAGCGCGTATTAGCTGACGAGGGTGGGTATATGACGCTGGAGTTCTTGGACTCCGCAAACAGACAACTAGCTAGACAGGATATTCAAGGAATCCTCACCCGGCATATGGAAGGTGAGAACATCAGGCTTCCCGAAGATGTCAAGGTTCATATTGTAGTCAAGGCTCAGCCGTCTGGAGGAGTAGGGCAGGAAGCTAGCACAGCTCTGCAGGTTGTTGATGCCTTCAACCTAACTCCTGATAGGATAGGGTATTATATTCAGCAGCCTAAGGGTAAGCGTATCCGCATTACTGAAGAGGAGTTCAAACGCCGCTATGCTGCCCCTATTGTCCCTGAACGCCCCCCTGTTGTAGTTCCTCAACCTCCCCCTAATCAGGCTGCGGAAGGCCGCAGATTATCCCTTACCGAAGCTCAGGTCCTTGGTAGGGAACAGCTCCCCGGAAGGGTAGGAGAGATGCGCCCGGGGGTCAGCCCCCTTCCTCGCACCGTAGGCGGTCGAATCAGTACCCGCACTACCATCGGAGGGCAGGGTGGAAAGGTTAGGCGTACTCCCGAAGATCTTCTCGATAAGCCGGATCTGCGTAGATATGGAGACAAAGCTCCTGTGGCTGCCCCTGACCTTGCAGCTCCTGAAGCTCCGGTCCCCGAAGCCCCTGCTACCCTTCCATCTGAACAAGTCCCGGCAGCTAATACTCCTTTGGAACAGGTTAATAGAATGAGAGCTGGTGCTGGATTGCCTCCTCGGGAAGCCCCTGCGGCTCCGGTGGTTACTCCTGTTGAAGAGGCTGCCCCTGTTCCTACACCTGAGGCTCCTGCCCCAACAGCCCCTACTCCTTCTCCTACGGGTGCTCAACCCTCTCCCATGGAAATGATGCTCATGGCCATGATGGAGAGTAATAGGTTACAGGCAGAGTACAACAGGTTGATGTCCCAGTGGTTGATGCAGGGTGGTCGTGGTGCACCCCCTGCCCCCGCTCCTTCCTCTGCTCCAATGGCTCCTACACCAGCTACTCCTACACCTCCTGCCAGCACAGCTCCTACAGGTGCAGCGGCTAATACAGCAGGGGCTGCCGCCGTCCGGGCTACATTAGCCAAGCGGCCCGAACTGGCAGAGGCTACCAAGACTGGAGCAACGGCATCTCGGGGTCCGCGCCGTTTCAGAGAAGTTGAAGGTGAGGCTGCTACTGGTGAACGCCCCTACCGTACTGTAGAGGAGCGTGATGCCTACTACGCTAACCTCCTTCAGCAGAAGCGTACACCTAAAGAAGCTATCTTTACCAAGGATGCTCCAGTAGGAGCTGCTGACCGTGGGCGGAAGATGGTTAAAGGTACCCCGGAGAAAACCCCTGAGGCAGTTGAACCCAGAACCAAGGAAGAATTTACCGAAGCCGTTCGGAATGCTGCTGATCATGATGGACCGCCGGTTCGTATTCGTCGTATAGGCTTGGGTGAGAGGAAGCCCCAAGAAGGTTATATTCTCTACGAGGTAGAAAATTCCCGAGGTAAACCCACCGGTACATACGCTTTCATGCCAGACGGCTACTCAGGTGAACCTTGGATTATTCCCGCTAAAGAAATTGCCTTCATAGGACAGGCAACCCATGAAATGAATATCCCCAGATTCGGGACTCGCCAGCATGTACTTGGTATAGAAGTAGCCGCTCAAGCTCCTGCTAACCGCCTTAAAGGTCCTAGAGTTCGCCTCGCTGATGGAACCCTTGGTGTCAAGGTTGGTGAAGTCCAAGGTGGGATGAAGGATGTACGTAACTTTATCCTTAACCTAAAGGACAACGCTGCTGGTGATCCAGCCCTGCTGGAAGTGGTAGCTAAATATGAAGCTGAACTAGCTGAACAAGGGTTCATTAAACTTGACCGCGTAGCATTGGATAGTGGTAAGTGGGTGGATGTACTCCCAGAAGAAGTTACCATTATCTCCGAAGCCAAGACCATCAGCCCAAGCAAGTATCGGCCTAAAAAGCCTCGGGCCACACCCAAACTAGCCGCCCAAACCAAGAAGGCTCAGAAGGATGTAGAGAAGCGGATGGCAAAGGCGGGTGGGGAACGTGCTCAGCCTGAAACTCCCATTGAGGAACGCTTGGCTGGACAGGGGATCTCTGCAGAGGCAATCGACAAAGCTACCGGCAGGACTAGGCGTGATCCTTTTACTGAATACCAAGGTAAGTCCAAGGAACAGCTTAAGCATATGATTGCCGAAACTAATAAACAGGGTAAAGAGCTATTGGCAGAGGCTGCGGCCAAGGCCAAGGCTATGCCCGGTGAAGCTGCGGCACTCAGGCAAAAGGCTAGAGAGTTGTCCTTGGATGTTGCGGACATGAAAAAGGCCCTTGAAGCAGCCCTATCTCACCGGGAGATAAAGGCTAGAGAAGCTGCAGCCAAGGCCGCAGCTGACGAGGCTAGGAAGAAGAAAAAGCTAGGGGCGATTGAAACACCAGCTACCCCTATCCCCCCACCGCCGGGGAGCCGCATGTCCGCCTCAGAATTCCGAGGTAGGGAAGGTGAGAAAAAGCTCTCCCCTGAGGAGGCTAAGAAAGCTATTGAGGAAATGAGAAAGGGAAAGAAATAGCCCATGCTCAATATGTCCACCCCGTTTTTTGAGGACGCTCATGCCTATAGAACCTGCATCGTCATCGAATATTAACGTGTTACAGATGATTATTAGCGCACTCGTGGGAGGGCTGGTAACTGCAGTCACAGCCCTCCCCTTATTCAACAACCGCTTAGCGGTTCTAAGATCGGAGGTTGATAGCATGAGAAATGGATGCACGAGCTGCAGAGCATCCGTGGAAAAGTCCATCGAGAAGTTAGTGGAGAGCGTGAATGTGCACCACTCTGATGACGACCGCCATAACAATGGAACCAATCAAGTGCTACTAGCTGACATCCTCACCAGAGTGATGCGTATTGAAACACGCTTATTTAACGGCCACGGTAAGCCGTCTTAAAGAATGCCTCGTATTCAGGGGACCCGCCTTCAAACCCGTACTTTTCCTTAAAGTACTCCCGGTTCTGGTCTGCCCATTTCTGCAGCCTCTCCCGTTCACTATCCCCTACCATGTTAATGGTAGCACTACCAATGTGATAGAAGGGGATGTCGATACAGTGAGCATCAATGCCTGCCATATGTAACCTGACATGGTAATCCCAGTCCTCACAGAAGGCCCCCCGGAACTGCTCATCAAACTTCCCCACCGTCTCCCACACCTTTCTGGTAAGGAGGAAACAGGAGAAGTCAGGGTTGGGACGGGGAGGAACCACAGGAGGAGTCAACGCCTTCACACACTCAGGATCACTGTTACCTACCGCAGTAACAAAGTCCCCACCATCCTCCAACAATAACCTATAAGTATCCTTCCTCAACACCACATCATTGTTACACACCAGTACATGGTTATTCCCTGTGTCATTAAACAGTAAAGAGAGCCCTTTGTTCCAGCTCTCTGCCACACTCAATGGAGGGTACTTGGTAATAGTCATCACCCTCGGGTACTTTGTCCTTGCCCATTCCCTGATACCCTCATCAGTATCGTTGTCGATCAGCAGCACCCTAACTGGTGTAATGTCTTGCATCAACACCGACTTAACCGCATCCTGTGTCATCTTCAAACCAGCTCTCACCGGCATCAGTACCCAGTTAACACTCATTCTTTTGTCTCCTCTTCTTCTGCATTAATAAACTTATCCAGCTCCCTTACTATCCCCCGAAGAGGATGCATAAACGTCTTCCCGGCATCACCGCCCTTACTTAGTAAATCAAGTACCTCAACCAACCTACACAGGGCGTTGACCAATATCGCTCTCTCGGTTTTATCCATTACTTAATCCCCTCCACTCCAGTTATATACCAATCCTTGGCGATGTCCGCCCCTAGAATATCCCTGAAGTCGAAGGGCTCCAGCTTTCTCCACTCCCACTTACTCAGGTAATCAATCAGTGACTTGGTGGTGTATCCCCACTTATGTCTATCCGCATCTGCTCCCATGTATGCGCCATAAACATTAGTTAAGTAGACTTGAGTATCTATCCTATTGGTCATCCACCCTCGTGCCAACTTGTAAACATCGGGCACACACACAATGAGTGACCCCTTTTTCTCCAATGCCTCATAACAAATCCCCACCAAATCATCTGCCTCACCACATCCAAAATGCTCCAGTACATGGTGAAGCACAATCATCTCATAGGTCCTCGCCCAAGGCATATCCACCCACTGGCACCCCTGCTCCAGTGTATAATCCTTCCACTTCCCTATTTGAACATCATAGTTAAGGAAGGGAGCCTTGAACGGCCTCTGTCCACTTCCCAGATTTAACTTACATCGTTTTGCTGGATAGCATTCCACCAGAATTCCCTCCCTGCCACATGACCTCCCCAGTGTGCGGTACAGGGGTAGGTGTTGGTTAATGTATTGAACATCCCCTTATCGGTTAACTTGGTATCCCTTGCTCCATCAGTCATGTCCTGACACAACCTACACTCATAATCAATCTTCATCTTCCCCTCTGCATACAACCTCATCCACTCCATTTGATCATCTCTTCCATCTACAGGGGGACGAGTGCAGATCTCTGTAACCAACTCCTCCACTTTCTGTGTAGGCCCAGCGATCATACCTGAACACAAATACCTATAATGATTAGGAGTTTCAGGGTAGTCATCAGGGTTAGCTTCCCATGGGTACAATACAATATTAGCTTCTGCTACTACCTTACCCTTATAGAAGTCAATCGCCTCCACTATCTTCTCTTCATTCTGCATGATCAGGGTATCGGTGCCATCTAGTATAAGTATATAAGGTTCCTTAACTCCCTTTATATACTCCCTTAACGGTGGTAACTTCACAGTATAGAAACTAACCCACTTACCCCCTAACCCATAAGGGTGCACCTTAATTCCTACCCTCTCACCACTTCTTACCAGTAACCTAATAGGATCAGTATTCTGGTATACACATGGAGTACACACATGAAGTTTATTCATAGTAAGATCTCCTTTACCCATATTCCCTTCGCAGGATTGATGCAGTCTGCCCCCAACAACTCCGTCACTGCCTTCTTAACCCCCGGAATATAAGGATCGTGCCCACACAATAACTGCTTAGTCTTAGGCCCCCACTGTAAAATATCCATCCTAACACCTTCATAGGTATGGTTCGCGTCAATGAACACCATATCCATATCAGGAAGGTAAAGAGAGGCTTCATTACTGTCACACATTAAAGCAATAACATTAGGGAATCTGTCTATGTTCCGAAGGAAAGCTGGCATGATTTGCAGCCTATCTGCTCCATAGGTGTTATCCCCTACTTCACTAGACCCCCTCCAAGTATCCACAGCGTACACACGCTTAGGCCCTGCCGCTGCCAGCACCGCAGTAGTTCTTCCTTCCCAACACCCTATCTCAGCTACGTAATCATACTTACTTGCCTGATCATACAACCACTCCAAGTCGCAGTGGTGCATCATGCCTTCGTCTTGCCGTCTAGCCCAGTCAATGATCGCCCATCTGCTAGCGTAAGGTTTATTCATAGTAAACCCCCTCCCTCCTCTCCCCCATGGTCTCAATCCCTACACAAGGATTCCCATAGGAGTCAGTAAGCCCACAGTTATACACAACATCAGGGTCAACAACCCCTACCAACGCTCCAGAGTCCGCCACCCTCCTCACCAACTCATGGTCCTCACCCTTATTGGTACCCTCAACACTCCCCTGATAAGGCCCACACTCATCCCATACTCCCCACTGCATCATATGCCCTATACCCTGAACCGATAAACACTCCTTAAACATCTTTCCATTACTTAATGAGAAACTATTCTCAGTGGGATGATGATAAGGGTGACGATAGGGACCTACTAAACCTGCCTTAGTAGCAGCCTCACTTACCCAAGTATCCCACCCCTGTGTGTAATACCCATCGTTGTCCATTACATACAAAAATTCTCCTCTACCAAACCTTAACTCAGACGCCTTTACCCCCATCGTCTTTAACCGTCCCAACACCCCCCATGTCGGGTCCACTGTCATCACCTGCATCCTTCCGTTCCACTGCGTCTGCTCCTTCCTTAACACCATCGCCGTAGCTATATCCCCCGCCCCGTCCACTACCACTGTCAGGTTCCACAACAGGCGGGAATGCTCCCGGAATGTTCGCAGGCACTGCTCCGTAAGTCTCCACCGTCCCTTTACTATCACCACTGCGTTGTTGTACACGCCTCTCCTCCTCCTTTTGTTTAGTCATGTCCACCATCACTGCCTTCGCCCCATCTTCAAACCCTCTTTTATACTCACTCACTACCTTGTCAGTCATACTTTGTATGAAGTCACACCATGGACAGGTATCACCCCTATAGAAGAGTGGTATATGATGGTTCCTACAAACTCCCAACCGTCCCGGATCAGCCATAACTAATACCTCCCCCCTTCGTCTTGAATATCCGCGAAGTCAATCAGTGACCCCATTACCTCTTCAAATACTTTCACTTCTTCAGCAGTTATCCCCGGAAGTGAGGGCCTCCGCATAGTCATCAACAACATCCCCGCTTCCTTTCTAGACAACGTGATGTTGAGTATCGCCCGATTCTGCATGTCGATGTCCTTTGTAATAACCATCTACTCCTCCAATCTCAACGGTAGAATATGTTTAAACCTACGGTAAATAATCTTATGCGCTTCACTGTGTACCTGCTGATCCCCATTAACTCCCTGCCTTCTCAACCACCCATCATATTGTTTACTTGTTGAAGTCCTCCCTCCTGAATGAGAACATTTAAGTGGAAGCATCCATACCTCCCAGCCCTTCTCCGCCATTAAACACGCCATAGCGGCATCGTACATATGGAAGGTAATCCCCATGTTCCTAACAGTCTTCCACCCACCTACCTCAGTGTATGCTTCCCGCCTGATAATTTGGGAGAACCCATCTAACACTACCACCCTTGTTGGTTCCTCAACCCTGTTACCATGCGCCTCGGCATCCACCATGTTACTGATGAAATTTAGTCTAGCTAACTGGTGGTAGTCATACCTCTCTTTGTACAGGGAGTCTGTCCCCAGTCCAGTAGCTCCACCAAACCCTACCATCCCACACTTCGGATGCTCCTTAAACCACTCCACTACTTTCTTATCCCACTCCTCCTCATACACCTCCACGTCATCATGTAAGAAGGCTATGATGTCAGCAGGTAGCTCCCCGCCAGCCATCATATTCTCCACCGCAGAGGTTTCTGGAGAGTGGATAGGAACCACATCAAGGTCAGGTGTTCCCCATTCCTGTAGTATCGTGGATGTAATCCTTGCCCTTGACATATCCCATGTAGGCAGAATCACGTTCATTTTCAGTTTCATTACTCTGTTATCCCCTCCCTAAACCACTTCACCCATTGGTCTTTCTGTGTCTGCCAGTCATAAAAGGCCGCGTTCTCCTTACAAAACTCCACCGGCTTCTCTTTCTCAAGCACTCCTACGATAGCCTTTACCCAATCCACTGCCGAATACACCGGTCGCTTACAGTTATGTCTGGTCTCATACCTATACCCCGTAGGCTTTATTAACCAACTCAAGTCTGGCACCAGCTCTGCTCCTCCTGCGTAATACCCGTGAACACAGGGAGTTCCACACGCCAATGACTCTACGATAGGGTACCCAAACCCCTCCCCTAATGACGGAAGAAAGGTACAGTCACACGCTGAGTACATAAAACTCATATCCTGATCAGTGAGGTAGGTTAGGTCAACATTTACGTTATTCCCCACCCCAAAATCATACGCTAGTGCCCTCATGTCCCAATACCTATCTACTGAATCTGTCTTACACCACACTTGTATATCCGGTATCTTCTGTACTAACAACGATATAACCTCAAACGCCAGCCCCCAATCCTTCCTTTCCTGATTGGTCATCACCACACCAACTAACTTACTCGTAGATGGCAACCCCATCCCTACCTTCACAGCCTTCCCATCCCTTGGCTGAAACTTCTCTGTGTTGATCCCATGAGGAAGAAAGTTAATAGCTCCTTCCCCACCCAAGGAATTCTCCAACACCATAGCTCCAAACATCCCATACCCTAACACCCTATTAAACCCTCTGAGAGCCTCACAGGAGGGACTTGTCAGTTTCCCTTGTGGTCCGGTGGCATCTATGGGAAAGTAGCCCCACAGGTCAAATGGCCTCTCCCTGAGCCACCCCTCATTAGGCATCCCGATAGGGTTTCCCAGCCAAGTCACCCTTGAGGGGTCCCAAATCGTCATAACCACCCCCCTCTCCCCCTGTGAGAAGTCCTCCCAAGCATCCTGCAGATAAGTTTCCCCCCACTGGTGGTATTCAGGGTAGGTATACTGGGCAAAGGGTAATTTGGAGGAAGGCAGTCCTCCCCTTCCCAGAAACCCCACCCTGAACTCCTCCATTCCTGACGCAATAATCGCCAGATCCCTCCCAATCCTACTCAATCCTCCTGGAACTGACGGTGAATCCCCTAGAAACATTAACGGTACCTGTTTCATCTTAACTCCTTATAGTTATTGGTGTTATCTCTCCATCATACTCATGTAACTCTCCCCAGTTCTTCCCTACTTCAATCTCTACCTCTACACTCAAACCACCAAGACGTGGTTCTGGGTACTCCATACACGCCTTCATCGCCCCTATCCCATAGCTCAGTTCACTATTGGGAATCATGGCGATAAGGGAGTCGTGGATCATCCACTTCAACCACTTAAACACTTCCGGAAACTGCCTGTAAATCCTAAGTATCGCTTCACTTATCAGCCCTGCACCTGTACTTTGCGGAAGGAAGGCCACCGCCTTCTTCGCGTCCGTCCCCCACTCCAACTGCTTCCCTACATAATGCAGTACATCCCAGAAGTAATGCCTGTAGCCGTAGGGACCCTCTAAAAAATGTTGGTGATACGCTAGGTTAAGTACATCCTGCTGCCATCTCCTCACCTTCCTTGCCAAGGTGCTGAAGTACAAATCCTGTATCTTCTTTGCTGCCCCTACCGATGGGAACAAGTCAGGCCACCCTATTCTTAACCTTCTAGGCGTCCCTAAGTAGTTACTCCCATGTACTACATGCTTACAGCTGTCATACATAACAGGATCTGCTACCTTCAATGCCTTCAACACCTTCTTTACCTCACCTGCAGGTGAGTTGAGGTCAATCTTAACCCCTTGTACCCTTGCCATGAGTATAGAATGCACCCCCAATTTCGCAGCCTTTACATACTCCGCATCCTCTGCAAAGACTCCCACCAACTGGGCCTCCAGTGCTTTATAATCCATCTCCACCAACGTATACCCCGGTAAGGCTACAAACTGCTTCCTATATTCCTTTGCAAAGTCCCCCTTCTTTAGTACATTCTGTACATTCGGCGCTTCACTATTCCATCTCCAAGTAGAAGGCTTCCTGTTGAAGTGTGTCCTCACCAACCCATCAGGGTCAGGAGCATACCCATCTACATACTGCCCAATGATCTTCTTATACTCTCTGGTCTGAATTATTCTGGCATATAAGGGATCATCGGGGTATTTGTCTGCAAGTTTTTCAATCTCATCTGCTGAGGTTGTGGGGTTTCCGGTTTTATAGTTTGTGGGTACTGCATGTCCTTGGTATCGCATGTAGGCAACGACTTGCTTAGGGCTATTGCACAGGAAAGGGAGCCTGATTCCCCACTCACCATCGCTATTGAATCCCCATACACCCCCGCCTTTACGGCCTTCAACAGCCCTTCCAATATCTGCATCAGCTGGAATCTTTCTTCGGGCAACGAAAGGTTTAACAGCGTCGGGTAACACTGCTTGTACTGCTTCATCAACTCTCCGAAGTTCATTATCGATTTCCTTCCTGAATTTTTGTTGTTGCTCAATGTCAATCGGCATCCCTGATCTAGCCATCATTGTAGCTATAGGGTGCAGCTCGATGTAATGTTCTCGGAACATCTCAAACCTACCTTGAGACTCCAGTAAACTTTTGATCTTAATATGATTCTGTATGGTAGCGTCCGCGTCTACGCAACTGTAGTATTCAGGCTGCTCCATACTTAAACTCTTCCACTCCCTTAACTCTGTGAAGAAGGTACTTACATACCCTAACCCTTTAGGTAAGTTAGACTGTAAGAAGTGCCACATATACATGGCATCCAACACCTTACCAATCGTCATCCCTTTTGACTTCAACCTTGGTACGTCGAACTCTTGATTCCAGAACACCGTATACCGCCAAGGGAGTGCAAGGATGGCTTCTATAACACTTAAGTAAGCATAGGTAAACGGTATAGTAATAGCTGTGTGAGGTTCATAACTGAAACTGATCCTGATAATATCAGTGTCAATAATATCCCCATACTCATCCTCCTCTGCTCCACCTGAGTTAGGGGTCTCAATATCAGCTGCCAGATCCATACCATTCCCAGCTGCAATGACACACTTCTCATAGTAATTCCATGCATCAGGTAGGGTAGGGTGCTCGATATAGTTATAGGAAGGTTCCTTATACCCATTCCTCATAACCCTTATCGCCCTATTGATATCAATAGCTTGGACATCAGTTAACTTCTGCTGCCCACGCATGATAAAGGCAGGATGGTAGGTGGGTATTACATGAAAGTTATGCTCTCCATAGGTACATTCATATACATACCCTCTCCTCCTTTCAATCCCCCCCTTACCCTTTACACCATCCCCTAACAGTAGTTTAGTAGGTATGTTCCCCATTGGTACAACTACCTTAGGTTTATACCTCTGCAATTCCTCCTCAAAATATTGGGAACAATTCATCAGAGCATCCGCCTCCCACGGTGCTCCATCCAACCAGTTTTTAGGGGGTCTACACCTTACTGCATTCGTTATTCTAAACTCCTGCCTACCCATCGGCACTCTTTCAAGAGTCCTGTTTAACTGTACCCCTGCTTCTCCTACAAAGGGTACCCCTAACTGAGCCTCTCTAGCTCCCAGTGCCTCTCCCACCAACATGATTTTGTTTGTTCCATTCCCACTTCCTTCTGCATATCCTACGCCTAACTTCATCAGCGCACATACTGCACAACGGGATGGCTTTTGCTTCACCTTGAAACCCCTTTTTGGAAAATTCTCATTTTTGGCAAAATAAAAATCAGGTGAAAACTTATCAAATTTCCTATACTTTAAGTAGTTAAAAGCCCCCACCGTACCATGGGGGCCTACCCTTTTCTAGTTTGGCTTCAGCGGTAACCTCTCATAGTCACTTCCCCTTTTATAATTGTTTACCCATTTGTCCCCACCATGGGGTACTACCTCCCGTGGTACGCCGGGAAACACTCAACACCTTATTAGTTGATTGACGTTTAGTGAACCAATCGGGGATTCCCCTTAGGTTCATTCCACTCGTCTACCATAACATCAAAAAATGTTCTGGTGCTACCTAAATATTCACTATTTTCGTCCTCTTCTTTATACTCCTCTACCTCATACCCTAATCTCTGCAGAGTTTCTAAAGCTGCTTGTCTACCGCTTTTTCGCTGCTTCCCACCGCCCATCGGTACACCTCCTGTAACTCCTTATTCTTCCTTAACTTAGCTTCTGCTTTACGCAGGTGGTGCCTAACCGTTGCAGGGTCTACCCCTAATTTGGTTGCGATTTCTTTAATTGTCATCCCGGGGTCTTCCTGCTCTGCTCTACGCTTAAACTCTTCCTCCTTCTCAATATGCTCTTCTGCTTCTTCATAGGTGCAGAAGGTTTTACTGGTTTTCTTATTGTTCCTTTTTACTGCTGCCTCATACCTCTTCTCCCCTTTCCGGGTGATGTATTCACGTATATGACCCATACCAAGTTATTCCTTTGCTTTGTGGTAAAGGTGAACCCCAAGTAACAACGCCACTACCAACATCAACACCCATAAATCCAAGTGTGTTAAGTCCATTACAACCGTTTCCCTCCATGCTTATACGGTCTCAACTTGTTATATTCCATCTTCACACCAAGGGCAGTTGCGAGGTCTAATCCATACTTCCCACAAAAGTCAGCAATCCTAATAACCACATCCGCCAACTCAGTTACCACCCCCTCTGGTTTAGCATTCCCCTCCTTATCCTTCTCAAACCTGACATCTGTTACCCCATACCCATCCCTATACTCCTCCAACGCCTCTGATAACTCCGAGTGCATCAACGCTATACACTCCCCCACACTCCTATCATCATCCCACCACCCATGCTGCAGGGCATTTTGGTGAGCCTCCCGTACTAAATCCTGAATCTTCATACCTCTATACCCCTCTTCCTCAGTCCTTTAGCAATTTTAACCGGATCAGTTTTTGTCTGTCTCCATGGGAGTTTATTCTTTAGTACTTCAATCCCATGAAGTACCATATAAAAGAGCCCATAATCGGGGTTGTAGTAATCAAAATCAATCTCTACAACATGTTCAATCGTCCTCCCTAATACCCGGGAGTAGTACCCGCCTACTGTAATCTCAGCACTAGTACAAGGGACCTGTTCCCTGTAACTATTCCCTAACTTATGGAACCTCGCATAATCATCTGCTGACTCCCGCTTCAACCACTCATCGAACTCTTCTGTGTTCTCGAAGTAACACCTATCCTCTAACCCTACAATCAGCTCCAACGGAGGAGCCCCTACCCACTCCAACCACTCCCTTACATTCCTTAAGCACTGTTCAACTGGTAACATTAAAGTTTGTCCCCCTTAAGTTTTTGTCCTTCGTTTAATTTCCCTCTGCAGCTCCCTCCACTCCTGCTTCATAATTCTCCTTCTCTCTGCCCTAGGGAGCTTCTTTAACTCCAAATCCCTTTGCTCCCATTTATCCCACCACCCATCATCACTCATCAATCTCCTCCCTATCCCATCTATGCCCACATTCAGGACACTCCCACTCCACCACTTTATCCCTTTGGGTACTGTAAATCCCAATGGTCAAACAAAAATGTTCAGCACCCCCGAACAACTCCCGTGACTTTTCAGGAATAGGGTCTCCTGTCAAATCAGCTCTACATTTAGGGCAGGTTGTAGGGGGTTGAGTGTTAGACACCATTACGTATTCCTTACTGGATGTTTTCACTAGTCTTCTCCTTCGCAAATTCCTCGGTGACGATCATTTCCCCTCCGCTCCATGACGCTCCCCCACCATCTTCCTCAGTGCCCGATTCTCCCGCTTCAACTTCTCCACCTTGAGCATAAGCTCGGCTTGTGGGGTGTTGGCGTAGTCGCTGAGGATGTCTCTCAGCCGCCGGATCTCGGCGATGAGGGCGTCCCTGTCCATGGCGTCGATGTCGATCATTTGACCTCCTCTGCGGCTTTGAGTGAGGTTTGCGCGATGTCATAGCCGCTCTCCCACCGCATCCAGAGATTGCGATATGGGATGTTCATTTCCGTGTACGCCCAGTTGCCGGTGTCGGAGTACTTCTCCAACCCCTCTCGCAGAATCCGCTCCCGCTCTTTGGATGCGGCGAGTTGGGTCTTGAGGGTGGCAATAGTTTTATCCATCGCTTGCCGCTCATAAGGAGATGTCCAATCGCGCTGGATGATTCCTGATTGCTCCGAAATATCCGCTTTGGAGGGTGGCAATCTCCACATCCTTCGCCTTCACTTCGGGGTGAGGCTACCAATCTCCCCCAGCCCCTCCCTCAAAATCCCCTCCCGCTTCTTGGAGGCGGCTAGTTGGGATTGGAGTTTGAGTATGACCTTTGTGGCGTCTCGCAGGATGACCTCCTCGCTTCTTGCCATTGACAGGCCAAGTTCAGGGCATTCTGGATATACGGCTTCCGCAAAGGCGATTATGTAATCTGGTGTCTTGCTCATTTCTCCTCCCTCGCCTTGAGCATCGCGTCGGCCATCTGATAACACGCCTTTGCAATAGCCGATCCTTGGGCGAATTCGACATAGACTTTCGGTAAAACCGCCTTCGCAAACTCATCCCGCAGCGCCTTCCGCTTCTCGGCTTCTATGAGGGCGAGGATTTGCTCGGGGGTTTCCTTGACCTCGTAGGAGTTCTCCGCAACGGTGTCGTAAATCTTCGTGGACCCATTACCAAGACCAAAGAACGCTGTAATTTGCCTTGGGTTAATGTATGTAAAAGTACCATCGTGAATATCGGTCAGCTTTATAAACATTCTTCCTCCTCAAATCCTTCCCCTTCCGTGAACCCTTTCTCACACACCAAACACACCCAACACTCCTCTCCAGTCCACCAACTCGCCTCATCATCCTTCTGCAGCTCCTTCATATCCTTATTCCCGCACATCGGACACTCTAGTTGTTTCTCCATCACTCCTCCTCCTTAACATCCCCCTCATCCCTCAACGTAACATCAAACCCATGATCCTCCCTATGCTGCGTCCAGCAGTCATCGCACACAATCTTGTCACACCAAGGACACATCTCCACCCTCTCCCTTTCCATCTCCCTCTCACACTCCACACACTCCATACTTCCCCCTCCTTCTTCCTGCACTTCAACTTCCCTCGGTTTCATATCTCCCCCTCTTTACATGTAAATAAAGAAGGCCCCATATCGGAGGGGCCGGGCCGCACTAACCATTACTCATGATCAGTGATCCTTTACTAAGGGTTAAAGTTAAACCGTAAACCTGACAATCCTCACCTGCGCCCTGACTTCCTCCCCGCAATCAGGACACACAAACGAATCGGCCTTCCCACCATTGGGATTACTCGGGAAGCCCCGATAATTCTTAGCCTTCACAGCACCCTTACTGGCAGTTCCCTTATCTTCTCCAGAAGCCGCAGCCTTGGCCTCCTCAGGTGTCCCAGCACCAGTAGCTGCCATGAGAGCCCTCTCATAACAACTGGTACAGAACCCTCTCCAGTCAATCTGCGTCTTAAACGGCGCAGCAGGACCCCGGTCATGCAGCTCATGGAGCACTGCACTGTACTCCCTGTTACTCCTAGGAGCCTGCGGAACACCAGCACTTTTGATAAGATCCATCAACTGACTGGTGCGTCTCCCATCCTGCTTTCTCTCAAACTCCGTATTACTCAGCCTCTGCCATGTAATAGCCCTATCGTCATACTCCCCACCAATGATCCTCAAATCAATGGTAGCCGAATACCGCTTCCCCTTCTGGGTATCAAACTCCTTCTCCTCCCGAATCTCCGAAACATACACCGAATAGGTAGCTGCCGGGGGAGGGGGAGCAAACTCAGGTGCGGGTGCCCAATCATCAAAATCACTCTGACTGAGTTCAAGAGGTTCATCACTGAAATTCATCGGTTCACTCATTGTCTTATCCTTTATGTTATTGATTGTTGTTAACTAAAACACTAACTAATCCCTAAGTCCGCCTTCAACTTAGTTTGTGCTTTCTGGTGGCTCTCCCCCAATTTCTCAAGGAAGGTATACACCGAAGCCTCATCCCCCTCCAGAAACTCCGGTAAGGGAGAATAGAAGTGACCCCTATTCTTTGCAATATAAGGAATCCCATCATCCTCAAAGTGGTTAGTAAGGTACAACCGTCTTTCTACCTTCCCCTTCTTCAATCCTCCTTGTCCTGTAAGGTACAAGTGTAGGGTGTTATCAAACCAAGCCCCAGCACTCGCCGTCTTGGCCTTCCCAATCACCTCAGGCCCATACATAGGCAACCGGGTGTTATCATCAGTACTCTTAAGCTCAAGGGCGGTCCACATTACGTACACCCCCATGATCCCTTTACTCAACCCAACAAAGTCCTCAATTCTCTGTTGGATATTCCCATAATGAGCCATGCTGGGAGACCCAAAATTCGTCCCCCCATCCTTGAACTTCATGGGTTGACTGGAAATCTTAAACAACCCCGCTGCCTCTGCATTGGTCATGTAGCTCATTAACCACTGACACCCTTCGGTGATCCCATCAAACACAACTCCCCCAACATCCTTCCAATCCTTCTGCTTATCGGTCGGAATTAAAGGGGATTTAGGATCATCAGGGTCAGACGGCCACCAACCTTCACACAGCTTCTTGAGGGTCTCAACCGGATACTCCCTTCCCCTGACATATGTAGGAATAACAATCCCCACGTCTACAGCAGGTTGGATAGAAGTCCATCCCCCACCACTCATACTCACCAATCTGGTTTTCTTGCCCGTGTTTTTGTGGATATACTTCGCTAACTCTTGAGCCTGAGTGGTCTTTCCGGCCCCACTCACCCCATATATCAATAGGGACTCAATACACTTCCCTGCTGTGCTCATCGTCTATCTCCTCATTTTGAAGTTCTGGTAATTGAGGGTTACACCACATACAATATTTTAATTTAACATCCTCAAATAAAGGATTTACCGTCACCTCCCTTCCACACTTACAACACCTATCCTGCTTATACCCATTAAGCAATCCCCACTTTTGATACCCACAAACAACATACTTCATTTCCTCTTTTGCCACTACTAAATACCGCAGGGTATGCCTTGCCCTAATCTTCTTCCTGCCACCCAGTGAACTCCGAGGGGTGGTGCGGCACCCTCCGTACAAACCCATTACTCCCCTCCAGTGGATCACTGATACTCCCATAACAAATGCCCAGATATGGGCACTTTTTACGGTACTGGTTACTGAAACAAAACTTGTCCAGTCTTGCTGGGAATACAGAAGCCATAACCTCTGTGGCCATCTCCTCCGTAGGTTCCTCTTCAGTGAGGCGAATAACCCCCATTTGAATGGTTGACTGCCTAAAGGCCACCTGCCTCTGCCACTCAGCCAGTTCCCTATCACTTCTATAAACAACCGAATTGAACAAGCACCCTTCCATAACATCCTCGGGCAACTGATCAATCCACTTGTCCATACCCATAGTATAGGTATCAAACGCTTCCCAGTCCTTCTTCCTTCCCAATGAGGAATCAAACCCATACTCCTCATTACCAAAATCACCCTTCATCCTATACGCCCTAACCAATGGAGAGTAATAAACATACTCCCCATCCTGATTCTTCTTCTTCATTCCTTTATACAAAAACTCCATCATCACCCCAGCAGGGTCTTCCCCATGTACATGCCTAACATCCAGTGCATGACTGAGTACCTGAGTACTATATCTCCATGACTCAATATAGTCCTCACTGATCCACCCGGTTGTCTTAAATTCAGGGCCAGCGAATATACTGTTATCCGCTCTCCTCTGTAACTCCCCATCCAACCGGCTCATCAGTACCTGCCCGGGGGCAAAGGGGATCTCGTGTTCCTGCTCAGATGCGATCACCTTATACTGCTCCAATAACTTCGGGAGCCGTACAATAGTCCACACCCTCGCCAACCCCTCAGCCAAGGCAGCTTGACGATTCATTTCCAGAGTCAAATCCCCTGAAAACTCATCAAACCCCTTACTGTTTATCTCCTCCCTATACTCTCTCTTAGCCTCCTCACAGAACTCATTAACCTCCCCCCTTCCCGGTACATCATCTTTCTCCATGGCATACTTCATAACCCTTTCAAGTATCCCGTGGGTAAGTGTCCCGGTACTTTGAGCGATGTCGAGCCCTGCCCTGACTATCCCGGTTCCTCCATAATAATATTGAAGGTAACACTTCCGTGGACAATCAACATAGGTCTCATCGTGGCTTCGAGAGAACTTCCAGACTCTCTCCTGCATTATTCCTCCTCTTTAACCTCAGCCTTCTTTCCATACGTTGAATCAAAAAGTTTCTCCAGCGCATTGAACGCTCTCCGCTTCGTCCCATACACAAACACCTTGTCTTCTCCTTCCACATTGACCATCACGTCATCGTCTTCACACCAAATACTCATCTTACCCTCAGTCATCTTAGTCCTTTCTGTTTAGTGTTATTTGTTAAGGTTACTTCTTACTCAACCACTCCAACACAACCCGCCTTAGCATCAGAGCCAATGGCATATGCTCCTTCTCAGCCTCTTTTTCCAACTTAATAAATGAAGAGGGGAGGAACCTTATATACACAGCCTTTTCCAATAGCTCCTTTGTGCGGGGTGCGCGGGGGCGGCCACTCTTTTTACTGACTTTTTTGATTCCCATGCCCCCCATAATAATGACGTTTGGGGGAGGTTGTCAACAAAAAAATTCGCGCCGTTTGAAAATTTTCAGCAATTTTTGATTGCGCTCCCAAAATTGAGCGGATTTCAGTTGACACCGCATGAACACTAGCGATAAGCTGGATAGGCAAGAGGGAGATGTTCTTCACCAAACCTTCACCATTCTCGACGGGGGATGGTTAATCAATAAGAAGGGAACCTATGCCAATCTCCCATGGGTTCCCTTCTTATTTCAGGAGATTATTCATGGCAAAACCCAAGTTCCATTCAGTTTCCGACCCAGCTCCACTCCAAGATCTCATTCCCGGCTTAGCACCAAAACACCACATCACAGTCCTAAGCGGTGACTCTTACGTTGGTAAGACCCGCTTGGCCTTACGAATGGCCGAAGCCTTCGTCAAAGGCATAGGGTTCTTCTGGGACCCCCTACCCCCTATGAAGGTAGGCTATTTCAGTGAAAGAAGCGCAGCAAGCGTTGTACGCCAAGCAAACGACCAAGCCATAGACCTCTCAGAAGTCACCTTCGTCACCCTCCTTGACCTCCCCAAGTCCGAAGAAGAGATGTACATGACTCAGAGCCTCCAGTGGCTCGATAGAGTCCTTGCCCAATATTCCTTTGACATCATATTCCTCGACACATTTGGCCACTTCCTCCCCGCTTACGCACGTTCTAAGGGTGCCTTAAACGACTACGGCTTAATGACTAAGGCCACAATCGAACTCCAACGTCTATGTATGCGCCACAAAGTCACCCCCATCTGCCTCTACCATAATGCCAAAGAAAAGGTCGGTTCTGAGTTTAAGTCCTTCAAAGCCAAGGTTTCCGGTTCAGCAGCCATCACAGCCAACACCCTCGCCGTCTGGTCCCTCTCTGAATATGAAGGCCCTACAGACGCTGAGGAGGAGGAAGAAGTAAAATACCGCCAGCTGGACATAGCCTACCACCACGCCCCTGACCAAGTACTTTACTTCCGCACCCTCCCTAATGGTTCCTTCCTTAAAATAGACCGCATCGAAGCCGACACCCCAGCCGCCACCAGATCAGTCACCCGTGAGTCCGAAGTCCTCTCAATGATCCCTGACTCAGGGATAACTCGTAAGGAGTTAGTTGATAAAATTCAGGAAAATTTGGGCCTCGGTCGCACCCGGACACAGAATATTGTCAAAAAATTGCTGGATTCCCGTAACCTCTTTACAACACAATCAGATAGCGGCGAAATCATAAAAATCCGAAAGGTCGCTCTGGTATAGGGAGCGTTTTTGCTGTGACAGTGTGACAGATATATCAGTTCTGACATACTGTCACAGCAAAAAGGGGGGGGTGTGACAAAAAAAGTGTGACAAAAATACCCCTTTAGAATCATACACTTAAGTACAATCTGTCACAGTGTCACACTATATATACTCATGATCGGAGGGAAATCTGTCACACCCAGCGCATTTTAGCTGTGACAAGCTGTGACAACTGTGACAGTTTTTCACCATAGGATATTGCATAGGAGGTATCGGGAAGTAGGGGGACTTTCACCTTTTCTT